GTGAGCCAGTTTTACATTGCGGGGCAGATGGTGGCTACGTTGTACGGAGTGTTTACTGAGCGCTATGTTGACAAGCGTTTTGAATTCCAGTATATAATGGGTGACTGTGCAAACGCAAACTGCTACTACGATACTGAAGCGGTATGCGAGTATGTATGGAATTATGGTTACAGGCGCTACTATCATCGCATTCAAAAGCCAATGCAATCTACGACCATGTTTGTCAATGGAAAAGAGTATCCTGTCAAGCATCATTATTGTGCTGAGTGCTTTGTGAAGTTTGTTTTAGTTGGGTCAAATCCAAATGCGTCACGGCACTATGGGGACTATACTAGCGATGGAGACAAGCAAGTGAACGTGACCTTTAACGCGGAGCCTACACCTTCAACGTGGGTACATTACCAAACAGGAGCAAAAGAACCATTGACCAAGTGGCAAGTAGATGCTATGAATGGTAAGTTTCCATAGCATATAGTTGCGTTGTGTTGTGTTGTGTTGTGTTGTGCATTTTCTCTTTTCCTATTTTTTGTTTTTTATTGCTACATACTAACTATTCAACCAATTTAAAACCGTCTTGTATAATATTATAGTTAAACCCCCAATCATCTATTGTTTGCGGCGTTATACATCCACTTTTTAGCGCCTCATTATAATTCCAATAATGTTGCGGCTCAAGTATCCATTGCTGACTATTTAAATCGACCAATCCAGAAGCATCAAAATCAAATAATTTATAAACTCCATCTACTGATTTAGCCAAGTTATCAAACTTCCAATCTACATACATAATTCCTAAGCCTTGTAAAAACGTTTTCACGTTTTCCATTAGTTCTTGTATTTCAATTAAATCGTCATAGCTCATTGGATGTAGTCCAACATAACACGAAGCCGATTTTTCAGTGCATAATTGCTCCATAGTAATATAGTCATCTGTTACATCATAATAATTAACTATATTTGGATGAGGGTTTTCCATTAATATTTTAATAATGGTTCTTTCAACCTTATTTGAATATGCGTGGCTTTTAGTGAGCGGAGGACCATATTTTCTAAAAAAAGTAATTCCATCATAAGTTTCATCTGTTTTTAATGTGCTGTCACTATTCATATTATAAATAGTAGATTGGTCCATTATTTTCGCAGTTTCTTAATAGTCTTGTTTTTTAATAGTAACTGTGCTATATCTTTAAATAGTTTATGTTTATTATTCTTGCTGGATTTAAGAACCATCTTTTTCTTACAACTGAATCCGTTTATTTTTAAGTGTTTTTTTTGTAAAATGCTATAAATACATATACCAATAGCCCGGCTTTCTGGATTATTTGCATTTGGAACTTTTTTAATACAGCTACAAAGTTTTTTAGCTATTATGTGCTCGGCTAATTTCTTAAGATGGCTAATAGTCGTTTTTTTAAACGGCACATTGTAATAATCCAAAATTTTTATATAGTCTGCTTTAGTTAAATCCATTATATATATAATTTATTTAATTTTTTATTTTTTATTTTTTATATTATCATTTTTTTGTTATAATTTTTCATTTTTCATTTTTCATTTTTTTATGATTAAAATAATAAAATTATATAATATATAATGAATACTAAAAAACTCTTTAGTTATACATTGAAATTATCTGTATATGTTCAATTTGCAACATTAGCAATTAATTTATTGGTAAGTACAAAAAATATACCACGTGAATATTATATAATAAAGGAATTGTTTTTTTTAGAATTATTTGTCCAAATAATTGAAGGCTTGTTTTACATTTGGTTGACTTATAATTTTAATAAGCTAAGCAATATGACACCTAATAGATATATGGATTGGGTTGTAACTACACCAACTATGCTTATAACACTAATTTCATATTTAATATTTTTAGAGGCAAAGGTTACAAAACAAACAGGCACTTTGAGATTGACCTCTATATTAAAAACTAATTATAAAACGCTAGTTCCAATATTGAGCTTAAATTGGATGATGCTCTTATTTGGGTATTTGGGTGAAATAAAAGTTATTCCAATTGTTTACAGTGTACTATTAGGGTTTATACCCTTTTTAATTTATTATTATATGATTTATAAAAATTTTGTAGCTAATAATAAATCAACAACAGGTTCAGGCTTAAATCTATTTATGTACTTTTTCTTTTTCTGGTCGCTATATGGAGTTGCGGCATTTATGCCGTATTATATTAAAAATATAATGTATAATATATTAGATCTATTTTCTAAAAATTTCTTCGGAATATTCTTGGTTTATATTATTTATACAAATAATTATTAGGTTTAGGATTAGGTTTAGGCATTAGGCATTAAGTAACAAACTATTTATAGGCACTAGCATTAGTAGCAGTAGTAGCAGTAGTAGCAATATTGGCAATACTGCTTACTCCAGTGCTAATTAATTCTATTGTTTTATTTTGTAAATACTTCTCAATTGACCCGATTAGTGCAGTTGATAACAATAAAAATATGCCCGATGAAAATACTAACCGTCTATCAAATTCTCCAAATTCCCGCCCTTTATATGTAATAGGATTATACCTTATAACTAGCAAGATTCCTATATATATTTGCAAAAATGTTCTCAAATAGCGTAAGTATCTTGGTGCAAAACCTCCTATTCCTAATAGCACAATTATATACAATACAAAACTTATGTTTATCAAATATAAAAATACTAACTCACTAAATTTTCTGTTTTTAGACATATTATTAATAATTAACAATATTATTAATAATTAACAAAACTCATAAAAAACGAAAAAAACTCATAAAAAATTATAAAAAAAACTCATAAAAACTCCATAAAAACTCCATAAAAACTCCATAAAAACTCAAAAAATAAGCAAAAAACACATACAAAATCCCAAGAACATATATCGTAACAATTTTTTAAACAAAACAGCAAAAAACAAAGCCAAAGGCACATAAACTTTTGCAAATCTCTCTTTTTACAGAATTTATATTTATAAAATTTTTTTGATTTTGGACATTTATAAATGTCCATTTTTAAATAAGGCAAGCCTTTATAGGTTTTTCTAAAACAAAATCAGGGATTTTTCAGTTTTAGACCATAAAGCTTTTATAAAATTTCTAAGTGTGCAAAAAAAGCCCTTACCATACATTTTTTAGGCCTTTTTTTGATTTTTTTGCGCGTTTTTTATAAGTATAAAATACTTATAAAATACTTATAAAATACTTATAAAAAACGCGCAAAAAAGCGCAACTTTTTACACACTCGAAATTTTGTTAGCATAACAGCTTTCGTATATTTTTTTGCGTGGATTTTTTTGACAGCATATTTTAAAATACTTATAAAAGCGCTTTTTTAGCGAAAAGGATTTAAGGATTTTTTATAACTATATAATAATTGTATATGATTAATAAAGGGGTTAAAAGCTTATATTTATATGAATGTAAATCTTGTAACTATAATACGTATAAAAAAGGGGACTATGGGCGACATATACAAACAGGAAAACATAAAAATAATGAGCTACTTATAAATATTAGTGAAAAAACGTGTGCAAAATCTTATATATGTGAATGTGGCAAAAGTTATAAACATAACCAGAGCTTATATACTCATAAAAAAAAATGCGCTTTTGTGAATTTAGAAATAAGTAATAGTGGTGAAGATGTTAATGTTAATGAAACTAGCGTTAATGAAACTAGCGCTAGCGACATTAACAATACTATGATAATGAAGCTATTTACTGAAAATAACGATATAAAGAACTTGCTAATCATTCAACAACAACAAATAATGGAGCAACAGAAACAATTAGGAGAACAACAAAAGCAATTAATAGAATTTGTTCCAAAGCTAGGCAATATTACAAATAATAACACACATATAAAACAGAATTTTAATATTAATGTTTTTCTTAATGAACGGTGTAAAAATGCAATAAATATGAACGATTTTATAAAACAAATAAAATTAACATTGGAAGACCTGGATTTAACAAAAAATAAAGGTTTAGAAATAGGATTAAGCAACGCTATTATACAAACAATAAGTAAATTGTCGCTTTTTGAGAGACCACTACATTGCACCGATCCAAAACGCGAAACTTTATACATAAAAGACAACGATTTATGGGAAAAAGATAGCGATAAAACAAAAATAAAAGGGGCTTTACATAACTTAAATAAAGCACATTTTAAGCTGATTCAAGATTGGATTGCAAAAAACCCCGACTTTAAAGAAAATGACGCAAAACAAGACTATTTTGCATATTTATTAAAAACTTGCTCGGTTAATTTAAAAACTATTGATGATAAAATAATTAAGAAAATATGCGCATCTAATAATTTAAAAACAAATTTAAAAGAGTTCGAAAATATTAATTATGATTAATCGACCAAATTATAATATACATTTATATTAGTTTAATATAATATGAGTTATGGTACGCATGAGGAGTTAGATAAATTAACCAAGGAATATAGGGAAGCGTGGCAGATACCGAGACGACATAATACACCTATACCTATAGCAGAACTACATAGAGCACCACCTAGTAAACCACTTAGCGCACAAGCTAGCACACGAGCTAGGATAAAACATAAGAGACCTCGTATATATATAGGAGAACAATCATCAGAATCACCAGAAATTACAACTGGATTTCGTCCCGGAAAAATAAAAAGAAAGTGTACGCCTGAGCAATTAGCATTTAAACAATCAGCACGTGCAGTAGGTCCGGCGTCTATTATAAGAACAATAAATGCACAAGCGGAGTTCGCTAAACACAATCCTCAACCAGAAGTGAATGTAACGGCAGAAAATACGGGTATCGCTACTATCTCTGCAGTTGCGAATCTGTCTACTTTAGCTATAGCCGGTTCGAAGTTGATATTTCGTGAGTGGCCACGTCAATGTGTAGAGCTAGTTAAGGAGATCGCAGAGAAGGTCAAAAAGAATGAAGAGGCTAAAATAGTATCCAAAGTTAAAACTAGTAAATTAATGACAAAAAAAAAAACTATGACAGGAACTATGACAGGAGGTATGACAGAAGGTATGATAATTAAAAAATATAATGAAATGTTATTTAACACAGCATATATCCCTGGTGCACTTACATTATTAATTTTTTTATACTTAGTACTTGTGATGTGGTGGGCAGCTATACAGCGGATACTGAATATAATAAATAAGTATATAGGGACCAACTTTAATTTACCAAGTATTATGTTAAAAAAAAAAACAGCACAAACTATATATTCTATTTTTTTTGTAATTACAAGTTGGTTTTTAATGTTATATTTACTTATTGATTATTTTCGTAGTGTTGGACCTGTATTAGATATAGTTCAAATTTTAAAACAACTCGTTGGGGGAACATATTTATTATGGCCTATGGCAATACTTATAATAGGTTCTGGAATATCAAAAGCATTTTATAAAATATCTTGTAATGGTAACAAACCTAATGTAGTAAGTTGGGCTAAAATAGTCGAGTCATCCGCTCTATACGTATTAGGTATGGGTATAGTATTTACATTATTATTTCTATTTAGACCAGTTGTTTATATATATAATAAAATACCTGAGCCTGTTCAGGAACGATTTAGCTTTGTGTTTGTTATGGTATCAGTAACTTTAAAACTTATGGTAATTTATATATTATTACGAATGATAACAGTAATGATTGAAAATTATATTTCAAATAAGATAGTATTTTTCCTTTCTAAATTGAATAACAGCATTGAACCCCCACCTGTAGATTGTAATGCAGAAGAAGAAGAAAAAAAAGCAAAGCAAAGTGAAATAGCGAAAATATTGGAAGAGATTTATATGTATATATCTGGAATTTTTATGTATCTAATTATGTGTTTTTTTATAGTAATGCAATGCCCGCATCCTTGGATGAAAAGTACTAGTAAGATAAATCATACTATTGGTGCAGTTATTCTGCAACTAACTGATATAGGTACAAGATATATAGTTGAAACTAGGTACGGTAAAAAAAAGAGTGCTGGAAAGAAAAAAGTTTTTTTTTCTTTTCCTAAAAGGCCATTCGGTAAAGGAGCAGAAGTTCCACCATCAGATAATTCAGATGCAGAAGTTCCACTATCAGATAATTCAGATGCAGAAGGGAATATGAATATTTTAAAAAACGCAGCACCACCAGCACCACCAGCACCACCAGCACCACCAGCACCAGAAGTTGTAGCATCAAGTGATATAAATTTAGTTAACAACTTAGGACAAATTATAAATCAAGAAGGAACTAACAGTCCATCTATTAGTTCAACATTACCACCAGCAACAACACAAGCAACACAAGCAAGACAAGAACCAGCAACAACAACAAAAGAAGCAAGAGGAAAACTACTAGAACCACTAGCACGACAAGTAATTCGTTCAGATTTAAAAAATGCCTACATTTAATGTATTAAAACAAATACCAACAGCAACAACAAGTTCAGAAACTCCACCCATTATCACAGAATATGTGCGCCCACCCATTATTGATGAGCTAGGCGAATTGGGCGTCGGTTATACTACGAATCCCAGATACAGCGATGGAATCTATGAAGCATTTAAACCCACAAACCCCTAAAATTTTTATAATATGTTAAAGTAAAATAAAAATTTTATAATTAAAATGATGACCCAAATGCTCCTCCTAAAGCGCCGTTGGCAGCCATTGGTTCCATAGACTCCATAAATGCATTTTGCATTGCCTGTCCTTGAAAGTTCATTCCTCCGCCATTATTAATCATATTTGGCAGCGAATCAATCATAGATATATTGTTTTGCGCAGGCAATTGGTTAGCTCTTGGAGCCATTAAAGTATTATCTAATGTGTCAGCCCTGCTAACTTGATGAATTCCAGGTGTGGAAATAGTTTGATTTATTTTAGCATTACCGTGATTGCTTGCTCCCACGTGTGGGCTTTTACCGCTCCACGTTTCCATTACTCTATTATAGAGAATATTGATTTTGGCTCCTAACTTTGTTTGCATAGTAAAAATTAAAATCAATGTAGGAATAATGAAACTTACTTCATTAAATTTAGAATATGGTACCTTGCTATATGTTGGAAAATAACGAGTTATTTTATCAATAAAAAAGATTGCAATAAACAATACACCTAATTGAATAATGATTTCAAATAATATTTCTAAGTTAGCTTTTTTGTCATTGTCTTCTGGAATATATTCTTTTACAAGTTTTAATAATATTACAACAGGGATTAAAGCAATTATTAAATATTGTAACATATTAAATAATAGTGCTTTATTATCGCTATCAAAGTTAAAAACATAATAAAAGAAACCAGAAGGACTTAATCTATTGCTAGTTCCGCCATTCATAAAATTTTGATTTGGAGTTTCGAAACTTGCCATAAATATTATTATATATATAAATTAAAAAAATAATATTATTTCTAAATAATGTTATTTTTTATATAATGTTATTTTTTATATAATGTTATTTCTAAATAAGTTAGTAAAGTTATATAAGTTAGTAAATTTATATAACTTAATATGTTTATTATTTAAATTTAAATTGTGCCTATAAACATATAAAAACATATAAAAATAATTATATATGGATTGTTACACATATAAAGTAATAAATAATAATGAAACCCCTATATTAAAAAATGTGGATGTGGTTCTTATATTAGCAATGGAAGACAGCACTAGATTTAAAGAAGACCCATTTTTATTAAATCTTGCCAAGCAAACAATAATTCAATATAATAAGGGATTTAAAAAGTGTAACAAACCTTCAACAATTATAAGTTCTAAACAAGATATTGTTCACGCTTATTATACAGCTTTTGAATACTTAAAAGAATATAATAATGTAATAATATTAGAAGATGATGCACTAGTAATAAATAAAGACATATTAGTTTATGAAAAAATCGATGCATTTATTGCTACAACAGACTTTGATATTTTCACTTTTGGTTCATTTGGATTAGTATCAAAACATAATGAAGATTTTTTGAATATTGGTAGTTATTTTTTTGGTGCAGTACAAGCAATTATATATTCACGTAATGCAAGAACTAAATTAATTGAAGACATTAGCTCGTCTAATTTTAATAAAGGGCATGTGGATAATACATATATAGGGGCTTTAACTAATAAATTTACGTATAAATATCCACTCATTGTTCAATTGCTTCCTAATACTGAAAACCAAAATACATGGAGCTCTAATATTTATATATTATCTATTATTAGAGCAGCAATAAGACTATTAAAATTTGATAAAAGTATAGACAGTTGGTTTTTATTGTATTTTATATTTAGAAATTATATTTATATAAAAACATTGGTATTAGTATTAGTATTAATATTAATTATTAGCATGTATTATTTTAAGATTAATAAGGTGAAATTAGTTAAAAATATTATTGTTTAATATGTTTAATATAAAATAATAAATTTTTAAATGGAAGACATCAAGGAACAAAAAAAGGAAGACATTAGCAAAAATGTTAGCGAAGACATTAGCAAAAACATTACTCAAGACATTAGTGAAGACACTAACAAAGACACTAACGAAGATACTAACGAAGAAACAACAATAGAAAAAACAGGCGACTGTTCATATATTCAAATGATTATAGATGCTCACAAATTATTATGTATGCAAGTAATTACTATGTTACTCATATCATTAATATATATAAATTGTTATGATAATAATATTTATGATTTTGTAATATATTTTTGTTTTGGTATAGTTATATCAATATTATTTGTTGCATCATTAGTACTTATAAAAAAATTCAATATAATATCAAAGGAAGAACACTATAAAATATATGCCCCATATGTATTAGATTTTTGTAAGAAATATATAATAGATATTAGTGGCGAAAATATAGCTTTTTATTACGCTATAATTAGTTGTTTGGTCCATTTAATATTTTCTATAATCGCATTATTATATGTTAAAAAATATATTAAAACATCCAAAAAAACCAACAATGCTTTGCTAATTTCATTTATATTATTTATTATTTATGGATATGTAAACGTATATGTTAATGATATTTTTAAGATATATACAAAGTCATTAGAATTAACAAATAGAGAATATGTTATATCGCTGTCTTCTATAACATTAACTTATAGTGGTTTAATATATTACTTTGAAACCATTAAAAATGAAAGGACTAAATTAATTAATAAATTAATAAATTAATATTATTTAAATATAATTTAAGTTATATTAGTATAACTTAATAGTTAATAGCCAAATGCTAAAACGGTGTTGTGAGGCAAATAAGTATAGACATAACAAATACAATGAAGAAAATCAATATTTAAATTTATTAGATGATATATTGTCTACGCAAAACAATCAAGAAGGTAGAAATGGAAACACATTATCTATTTTCGGTTCAACAATGCATTTTTCTTTAGAGCATAATAAAATTCCTATTATGACTACAAAAAAAGTCGCTTGGAAGACGTGTTTGCGCGAATTATTATGGTTTATTAAAGGAGATACAAACAATAAGCATTTAAAAGAGAAAAACGTGCATATATGGGATGAAAATGGCTCACGCCAATTTTTAGACGGCCGCGGACTAACTAAGTTTATGGAAGATGACCTAGGTCCTATTTACGGATTTCAATGGCGTCATTATAATGCAAAATATACTGATTGCACTAGCGATTATAGCAATAAAGGCATTGACCAGCTTAAAGAAGTAATCGAGTGTTTAAAAGACCCAGAAAAGCGAAATTCTAGAAGAATGATTATTACTGCGTGGAACCCTTGTCAGCTAGATATTATGGCATTACCTCCGTGTCATATTTTTATGCAATTTAATGTAACAAATAATAATAAATTAAGTTGCGCTATGTATCAACGCTCTAATGACGAGGCGTGTGGAACGTGTTTCAATATTGCGTCATATTGCTTTTTAACGCATTTATTAGCAAAGCATTGTGAGCTTGAGCCTTATGAATTTTTGTATTATAAGGGTAATTGTCATATTTATGAGGAACATATTGACAACATTAAAATACAGTTACAACGAGAACCTTATGAGTTTCCAACTTTAGAAATTATAAATAAACGTTTGAATATTGAAGATTATGTAGAAACCGATTTTGTAGTTACTAATTATAAGCACCACGAGGCTATTAAATATATTATGAAAGCATAATATACAAAACAAGCAAATATACAAAACAAGCAAATATACAAAACAAGCAAATATACAAAACAAGCAAATATACAAAACAAGCAAATATACAAAACAAGCAAATATACAAAACAAGCAAATAATAATATAATAATTAATATTATATTATTTATTAATAATATGGTTTAAAAAATAGGTATTAGTATAATGTAAATATGTCAACATCTGCTTTAGCATCCGCGCGAAGAAGGCGAGCAACAAGTGAAAACCCCGTGGCACCAAGCCCAAGTATTAATAATAGAGTAGTTCAACAAGGTCAGCAAGTTCAGCAACCTCAAAAAGACATTCCACGCGAACAAAATCAAACATTAACACCACTACAAATATTACAAATTCACGATATAAAGATTAAAGAATTAGAAACATTAATTACAGACTTTACAGACGAAGACTTACTAACAAAATTTATAGATGATAAACTAGAGAACATAGGTTATTCTAAGAGCAACGACACTAAGAGCAACGAGACAACGAGAGAAAGTGGCGGTTCTAATATGCCAGCTTTAGCTTTATATGATGAAAAATTATTAATGCAGGAAAAAAGAACTGAACAAAAAATGGATGATTTTAAGACATCACTAAGAGAACAACTAACAAGCACTACCAATTTATTAAATGATAAAATAGCGCAAAAATTCGAGTCTATGAATACTATTGACAATATTATGAGTGAATTTAGCGAGTTAAAAGTATTAGTAATTAAATCTCAAAATATGGCCTTAGAAACCGCTAATAATGTTAATAAACTTTATGAGCAATGTAATTCCAATAGTGCAAGACTAAAAGAAATCGAAACTAGTGTTGCTTTATTACATAGTAAAAAGGCTAGTAATCCTAGTAATATTATGTTACAATCACTATTAAGCGGGTCTTTATTTAAGTCGGGAGATTTTAATGCATTTGATTTTAACTGTCAACCTGGCGACAACTGTGAGAATTGTGAGCCTGATGAAATGTATGATTCAAACATAGGTGAAATTAAAAAATTAAATATTGATTTTGGTAATAATGAATTATTATTAAATGAAGAACAAATTGAAGATTTATTAGATATTAGCAATCCGACTGAACATGGCATCAGTATTCACGAATTAATTGACGATGCAACTAGTTTAGTCGAAGACACAGAACCAGCACAAGAACCAGCCCAAGAACCAGCTCCAGAACCAGCACAAGAACCAACCCAAGAACCTGCCCAAGAACCAGCACAAGAACCAGCACAAGAACCAGCACAAGAACCAGCACAAGAACCAACACAAGAACCAGCACAAGAACCAACCCAAGAACCAGCCCAAGAACCAGCCCAAGAACCAGCTTCAGAACCGACAACAGAACCAGCCCAAGAACCAGCTCCAGAACAAAAACCCGAATAATAAAATTAATAAACAATTATTATTTATTTATGTTAAAATAAAATAAATAATAACTAATGAAATATTAATGTTGATTATAATAAATTTATTAATATTATGTGTGGTTTTATTTCTATATATACATATTTATAATCACAATAAAACAAGTAACTATTTAGAATTATATGAAATGGAAAATTTATCAAAAGAAAAATTGGAAGATATAATAAATTATAAACAGCCTCTCTTATTAAACGCTATTAATTTAGTTGAAAATATTAACGTCAAGCATTTACTTTCTGAATATTCGACATTTAATATAAATATATACAATAACACTAGCGAGAATTTGTGCAAAATAAATTTACAGGATTATTACGATGTTGCCAGCTCTACAAATTACTTAAGTTACAATAATGAAGAATTTTTACAAGAAACGTCAATAGTCAAAATATTATGTAAAAATGATATTTTCTTTAGACCGCCTAATATGTGTGCTAAAAAATATGATGTTATTATGGGGGCACAAAATAATAATACACGATTAAAATATAGCATAAATAGTCGTAATATATTATATTTATCAAGCGGTCAACTAGAAGTAACTTTGTGCCCACCAAAGTATTATAAAAATTTGCACGTTAAAAAGAATTACGAAACACTAGAATTTTACTCGCAAATAAATATTTATAATGTAGACAGCATTTATAAAAATGATTATAATAAAATTAAATTTTTAAGAGTAATATTAAACGTGGGACAGGTTCTCGTAATACCTCCTTATTGGTTTTATAGTATCAAATTTTTAGAAAAGCATACGCTGGCTTTCTTAAATAGCTATACAACCTATATAAATTATGTTTCACTAATTCCTCATTTAACTATGCAATTACTACAATTAGGCAACGTCAAGTTAAGTGTTAAGAAGACTAATTATTGTAAAAATACTATAAAACCAGAAAAAACAGAAACAATAGAAGCAGAAAAAACAATAGAAGCAAAAGAAGCAAAACAAGCAAAAGAAGCAAAACAAGCAAAAGAAGTAAGAAAAACAAAAGAAACAATGGAAACAATAAATGAAGAAACAGAAGAATATGATATAAGTGACAACGCAATAAGTGACAACGCAATAAGTGACAACGCAATAAGTGACAACGCAATAAATAATAGTAATGATAAAACATAAAAATATAGCATTTAACTATTTTAATAGTGCTTCATATATGTTATTAAATAAGTATAATATAATTTCGTATATATCTAATGGAGAATTTGGACAGGTAACAAAAGCAACATATAACGACAAAAGCTACGCTATAAAATGTGGAGCAAAAGACTTAATTAAATATGAAATACAAATATATAAGCAACTGCGAACTATTAGCAATATTTCAACAATATATGACGTATTTGAAACAAATAATAAGATGTATATGGTTATGGATTTATATACTATGACTTTGAAAGATTACAAATTACAAAATTGCGACCAGTTAAATTATGTCGAACACACTTTAACTATGTTAAGAGAGCTAATAGCAATAATTAAACTAATCCACGAAAATAATATAATACATAGAGATTTAAAACCAACAAATATATGCTTAGACACGAGTTATAATTTATATATAATTGATTTTGGTCTTTCTAAAATATATAAAAGTGGCACTATTCATAATAGTGAAACACAAATAAAATCCTTAATAGGTTCTGTTAATTTTTCAAGTTTGAACGTAATAAATTTAATAGAACCCTCACGACGTGACGATATAGAATCGCTATTATATATTTTATTTTATTTATTATTAGATAATTCTTGCTACAACATTTATACTAGCTTAGACGTTAGTAATAAGAAAAATATTGATATATTATTAATGTTTTTGCAAGATAAAAACAATAGCATACTTAATAAAAAAAGTATTAATTATACTACATTAGACAAGCTATTTAAATATATAAGACGGCTAAAATATAATCAAGCTCCAAATTATGACTATATTATAATATTATTAAATATGATTTATACGCCTTAGATTAGCTATTTAAAAATAGCGCAATAGGTTGCAATAAGTTATTAACTTTTGTATAGACGTCATCGTTTGCTATATTAGGTTGGAAGTTTAGAGAGTTGAAAATAGAAATAGAAATATAAGAGGGTATATATGTTATATGTGTTGGTATATTATCCGAATTTTGTATTAATAAAAAAATATAGCATATATTTTTAAAATAATAATGATAATAGTTTTTCCATTTGCTGTCTATAACTTTATTATGTTTTAGTATAAATGCTAATATGTTTTCCAGCTCTTTAATTGTTATAATATGTGATCTAATATTTGAAAAATTGTTAATTTTATAAGTAATTTTGTGCAAATAATTGTTTATACGATTAATGTCATCGTTTTTTGTGCTTTTATTATTAAAACTCAAAATGTGAATTTGCAAATCTCTCGGTAGTCTATTAAAAATATTTTTTAAATAGCTTCTTACTTTATAACCTCTATAAATTTTTTGTATAAAAATTAGCCGTGCATTATACAATAATTTTGAATGATTTATACATAATAAATTTTTACCTAAGCAAAATAGTGGTTGTTTATATCTTTTACATAGCGCACATTCCATTTTTTAATATTACTAATATATAATATTACTAATATATATTTATACGATTATTTATAAACTTATTTTTATATTATTTATATAAAAAACTAATATAAAGGTAATATATATTATACTATATATAAAATGTCACAGGCTGATACTGCCACCAACCAATATGTAGGAAAAGTAAAATGGTTCAACAACAAGTCAGGATATGGATTTATTACATTTCTGAACGGAGAAGAAGAACATAAAGGAAAGGATATTTTTGCTCATCATTCGTCTTTAAATGTTAAGGAAGAATTATATAAGTATCTTGTTCAAGGTGAATATATTGAATTCAATATTCAGAAAATGGAGACAGGTGCTCATGAGTATCAAGCTATTAATATTAAGGGTATTTGTCAAAATGATTTAATGTGTGAAACTCGCCACAAGAATCGTGATATGTCTAAGAATTCCGAGTTTATTACCGTTAAATCGCATAATAGCTCTAAAGGTCCTAGACCGCCATATAAGCCACAAATGTCAGCTTAAATTATTATAATGTTAAATATAGAAAACCTATTAAGAGTATAGAAATGGCTAAAGTAGTGTAAATTAATTTTAAAATGAAAAAAGACCGGATTTCGATGTAAGCTTGTGTTTGTGTTTGATTAATATTGTTAGCACTTATATCAATAATAATATAATTATTATTATTATTGTTATTCACTATTTCATTAGCATTACAAGAATGTTGCGTTAAAATATGCTCAATGGCGCTATTTTTTTGACTGCATATAAAGCATTTTGCTACATTTCTTTTTTTATTTGTAATACTTTTATCAACCCAAGACTTTAAACAAGTATTATGAACGCTATTGTTGCAGCAGTTAAATTTGCAATAATCATTGCAAGAAATATCCTCAAGACAAATTACACATTCCATAGCACTATTATTTAATATAATTATATAATATTTAATATTTATTAGTTGTATATTTTTAAGAGCGAGAGAAAAAGAGAAAAAAAAAACACGCCCCCTTCTCCGTCAAACCCTAAAATTTTTTATTTTCCGAGGTAATGCCCGAAGAGGTTTAATCATCATCATCATCGTCGTCATCGTGGTCATCGTCGTCGTTAGTAGGGTTAGGTTTATTAGGAGGAGGATAAGACTTAGCCTTAGCCTTAGCATTCCACTCATCCTTTTCATCAGAATCAATAGCCTTCCACAAACGAGCGAGCTCAGTCAAAACCTCAGTATTCTTAGGCTTTTCATCATCAACAGATAACTTAGTCTTAACATCATCCCTATTAGAATTACAAAATAGAATGTAACCAGTAACACGCTTAGGCTTAGCATCAGCAGGGTCAGCCTTAGCCTTTTTCTCCTTCTTAGCAGCAGCCTTTTCCTTTTTATCCTCTTTATCCTTTTTCTTATCATCGACAGGCTTAGCTTGAACATTAAGTTGCGAAGCAAGAGTTTTCTCAAGCGCATCAACACGCATAGAAGTGGTCTTATCCGACTTCTCGAGCGCATCAACACGCATAGTAAGAGCCTCAATAATAGCCTTGGACATCTTAGTAATGGGATAGAATAAAAGCAAATACGAAAAAAAAGAAATCAATTTTATTTAAATATAACAAGAATTGTCGCCGCCAAATAATATATATGAAAAGGGCTTAAAGGAGCCCTCTAATATATATAAAAAAAGGGCTTAAAGGCACGACTTAAAGGCACGACTTAAAGGCACGACTTAAAGGCACGACTTAAAGGAGCCCCCCAAATATATATAAAAAAAGGGCTTAAAGGAGCCCCAAAATAATATATATGAAAAGGGCTTAAAGGAGCCCCCAATAATATATAAAAAAAGGGCTTAAAGGGGCCCCCAAATATATATAAAAAAAGGGCTTAAAGGGGCCCCCAAATATATATAAAAAAAGGGCTTAAAGGAGCCCCAAAATAATATATATGAAAAGGGCTTAAAGAGGCCATATAATAGATATAAAAAAAGGGCTTAAAGGAACGACTTAAAGGACGCCGCCAAATAAGATATAAAAAAAGGGCTTAAAGGAACGACTTAAAGAACGCCGCCAAATAAGATATAAAAAAAGGGTTTAAAGACTCTGTTTAGTATGAAAATAGTCAATAATAACGGCAATAATGGCGTCATCATCTTTGTCATTATGCACTATTTCCCTAGGTACGTCCCTACTAGCCTTAAACTTAATATATTTATAATGAGCAATAATACAAGCACAAAGAAGACCACTAGAGAGACCAATACCTGTCCCAATATAAAATAAATCCCCTCCCTTTATGTTATGATTATGTAGAGGATTAATAATAGAACATAGCACTTCTGCAACACTGCTATTCATAAAATCTCTCAAATCTAATAAAATAAATTGTATAAATTATTTTATTAATTCAATTTTATAACGAAAAAAAAGACAAGACACACCCACCCCCCCCAAACAATAAACCTAACATATATGAAAGATAGCATATTGACACGCTTTAACCTGCCCAGCCCAATAGTGCTCAAGAGCCTCCTCCGTAGCAGAATCGAGCAAAACCATGCTAGGGTCCTTGACCAACCACCTTTGTGGAGGCATCGGCAACTCAGAAGGGTCCGGCGAAGCCATCATAATCTCACTCCACGACTTGCCCACAAACTTGGTGTAATCAATGCTAGAGTTAATAATAGTAGTCATAATAGATGCAGGCAATTAATAAATAATAGTAAAGAACTTATCAATTTTAAATAAGACTAACAACAACATTTTTTGTTACTAGCACCCGGTTATGTCACCGAATTCCGGTTTGCTATAAATACATAATAAAAAGGATATAAAGAGCTTTGCAAGAGATTAATAGCAAACAAGCAAATACTAGTAATAAAATAAGTAAATCCCTTTATAATAGAAGGGTGTGCTTACTGTAAATTTATAAATTTATTTTATGATTTGTAGACATTTTTATAGAATTTAATCTCGCTATTTACAAATATTATTTTATGATTTGAGAGAAATTACAAATACATTTTATAAATAATATTCAGATGCATAGAGCAAATTATTTATAAAATACATTTTATAATTTGTAGACATTTTTATAGAATCTAATCTCTCTATTTACAACTCTATTTTATAATTTGTAGACATTTTTATAGAATTAATTTTATAATTTGTAGACATTTTTATAGAATATACTCTCTCTATTTACAAATAATATTTTATAATTTTATTTTATTATTTGTAGACATTTTTATAGAATTAATTTTATAATTTGTAGACATTTTTATAGAATTAATTTTATAATTTGTAGACATTTTTATAGAATTTAATCTCTCTATTTACAAATAACATTTTATGATTTGAGATAATTTACAAATAATATTTTATAGAATTTTATTTAGTATTTGTAGACATTTTTATAGAATTTTATTTAGTATTTGTAGACATTTTTATAGAATTTAATCTCTCTATTTACAAATAACATTTTATGATTTGAGATAATTTACAAATACATTTTATAAATAATATTCAAATGCATAGAACAAGTTATTTATAAATAACATTTTATGAATCTAATCTCTCTATTTACAAATAACATTTTATGATTTTATTTTATAATTTGAGAGATTGTATAAACAATGTTTTATAATTTGACAACAAATCATAACACATTAATACTATTATTTTTGCTACTAGCTTAGGGTTATGTTACCGAATTCTGGCTTGCATTAATATGCACTAATAACACACTAGCTACATATTAGAGGTCGCATTAACTAAACACTATATAATAAAAGCGCGCAACTATAAGGCAGAGTGTCTAGTGCCTTATAATATATAAGAAAAGAATATAAAGGGCTATATACTATAAGAAAAGTATATAAAGGCCTTATATACTATATTAAAACAATATAAAGGGCTTTAATATATAAGAAAACAATATAAAGGGCTAGCAACTTTTTGCTACTAGCTTAGGGTTTTGTTACCGAATTCTGGCTTGCTATAAATGGTGCATATTAGGGGGACTTATGTTTAGCCTTATTTGTAAAATATTTGGGGGATTATATGGGGGGTTATATGGGAGGAGAGGGTGAGCGACTACACATTTTCTCTCCCTTCACTCTCCCTTCACTCTCCTTTTACTTTCCCTTCACTCTCCCTTCACTCTCCCTTCATTTTCCCTTCACTCTCCCTTTTCTATGCTCTAGTCCCCCATCACCCTCCCTTTTCTCTGCCCTAGTCCCCCCACCACCTATCTATTAAAATTAAAATAAATAATTTATAAAAATTGTTATATAATATTAGTATTAGTATTAATAGTATATAATATATGAGCTCTTGTAATGGACTTGGCGAATGCTTAATTCAGTGCATATGTGAATGCTATAATGAGGAAACGCAAGAATTCGACGAAGTATGTATTTGTGGTCATAGAGAACACGAAGGTTATTGCCCTCCAAATTGTTGTGCTCCTGTTAAATGTAGAAATTATAAATATTGTGAAACAATACAACCAAAATGGGTATCAAATTGTAATAATAATATGTGTATGAATTGTGCGGTTCAAATGGGAAAACATACTTATACAAATATAATAGAAGAGTGCTGTGTATGTCTAGAAAATAAAATTATGCTGCTACTAAAATGCAATCATAAAGTGTGTAATGATTGTTGGTATAATATTACAAATAATAATTTCGAAAATAATAACCATAAACCGTGTTGTCCTTTGTGTCGTAATTTAAATGATTGGACACAATAGTGCGTCCCAGTCCCCCCACCACCAATCTCTCAAATTATAAACATTAAAATTAAAATATAAAAAGTAATTTACAAACTATTAATAGTAAAGTTATGGCAACAGCAACAACAAATACAACAAATACAACAAATATTATATCAATAAAAGATATAATATTTACTAACGAGCTATGCACACAACTCATAAATTTATATAATAATTTTGGAGAAAACGACGCATTAAATTATGAAAATTGTAAGCCAATTTTAAAAAATATAGTAACAAATAACAATCACTACATATTTTTATATATTGATGACTCAAATAATATTTTGGGAGCACTAACATTATTGTTAGAGCAAAAATTTATTCACAACGGTAAATGCGTCGCCCATATTGAAGATTTTGTAGTAAAAAAAGAATTTCGTGCGCAAAATATAGGCAAAGACCTAATGAATTATGCTATTACTTATGCACAAGACCATAACTGCTATAAAATAATATTAGATACAAATAGCAAATTAGAAAATTATTATGCTAGTTACGGATTTGTTAATAAAGGAACAGCTATGAGCATTTATTTTTGCTAATAAATAAAATAAAAAAAATAAAAAGAAAATAAATCTCTCAACATACATAAATAAATTTTATAAACATCCATAAAATCCACTACGGTATGGACTAAGACTAACTTTATCATAAACAATTGTTATTTCGTGAACTAAATATTCATATTTATTTCTATTTTCTATAATATGATTTATAAAACATTGCCCATAATGATTTTCTACAAGAAAATGAATAAAATCATCAATACTTATACCTAACCACTGTATAAAATAGTCACCCTTTTTATTCCATAAACACATATCAGTAGCCCTATATTTTTGTAATAATTCTTTAACTTTGTTATTGTAATCAAGTTTTAATTCGCAACAATAGGTTTCGCCATTTTTAATAAGACTTTCATAATTATCATAAATAAAAGTGCTAACCTTTTGCTTCTTATTATTTATTATATCATAACCATTTCCATAAAACGGTAAAATTAATCCAGTCATATTTTTGCACATTTCATAACTATGGTGTTGATTATTTAAACAATCAACACTGTTCAAAATATCTATTGAATTAATAATAGTCTTTTTATTATTCATAATAATTGCTATTTTTCTTGAAATGCTATTTTCATTTAAAACAATAGCCCTCCAATCTGTTTTATTAATTATAGTATTATTATATTGATCATAATGATAGTTATAAATCTCCCAACGATATATGTCATCTTGTTTTTTACATCCCCACACAAGCTTTTTTAATGGGTCGCTTTTATTATCATATATTTTCTGAACAGTTGTTAAAACATTACTATATTTGGCAAAACAAATTAAAGACTGATATAATATCATTTCACAAGGCAACCTACTATTGCTGTTGCCGACTTTACAAGGCATTAAGCCGACTTTACAAGGCGTTAAGCCGACTTTACAAGGCTCTAAGCCACTATTCTCTTTTACAATGTAATATTCATTATATTTCATAAATAAGGGAGCAACTTTGGCATAATTTGGCGTAATATCATAAGGTACTAAATATTTACTGTCATTAGGTGGAAACAATGTAATATGTTTTTCACCTTTTAATACATATAATATTCCATCATTGTCATCATAATGCAGACCCGTGTCGTGATAATTACTTGAAATCCATAGATTTATATCTATAACAGGTTTTTCTTGATTAATAGCAGACGTTTTTAAAACGTCCGGCAATTCAATCCATTTAGTTAATTTTTTTTTAATATTTTCATTATTCAAATTATTACCATATCCCGCCAAAGTTAATAAATACCTATTATTTTTATTTTCATTTAAAAATGCTTCACCCGAATATAACAATCCATTAGAACCAAAATGATTACCTGAATCCCATATATAATGTTTTTCTTCTTCTTTTATGTATTGTATTATTTGTTCATAAATTTTTCGTTGGTCTTCAAAATTATACAAATCATTTATTTTAGCAGGAACATTAGAAGCAATAATATTTTCAAACCAAAAATTGATTGCAGTTGTTTTTGTGGGTGTTACAACCCAATGCCACCATTTTTTTGGTATCAATAAAGATTCACCTTCACGTAACACATAACGTTTGGGACTAGTTAATAATAAAGACGGAAATAAGAAATAATTCCAAGAATTTATTTTTGAAAAATGCGCATAATTGTAGCTTCTTGTTAAGTGACGATTATTATTTATATCTATTGTTACATAATAATAAGAAAAAGCCACAATAGCTATTATAAAAAAAATTATAAGAAGTATTATACTTAACATAACATTTTTTAATTTCATTTTATATATATTTTTATAGCCTTAAAAACTTATATATTATATATTTTATAATATATATTTTATAATATATATTTTATATTTTATAATATATAAATTATATGACTTGTTGCATACATTAAATAGCATCATAAATAATTTTTAATGCTTCTTCACGATTATCGTCTTCTAAGAATGAAATAGTTACTTTAGCATCTTTTTCATAGCCTTCTAATTCTCCTAACAAAAATACAACCGCTCTTCCTACAACATCATAATTATTTTTATCTTTAATATTATATCTCCTTCCTTCTAATGCTGCAACTCTATATAAATATGTTTCAAGCGATTCGTCACGGTTATTCAAAACTTCGGTATGTAAGCCCATATTATATCCTGTGTGTTTAAATCCCTTTCTATCTAATAAATTCCGTAGTTTTGTTAAATGAATATATAATTCACTTCCAATTTTTAATAATTTTGATTTCATCTCATTTTCATTTCTAATTTCTGGCTCTTCATATTCTAAAGTCATAAATTTTTCGTCTAATTTCACAATGCATTCTTCAACGTTTTCGGATGATTTAATATGAAAACATTGTGAAATTGTATGACACAATTTAGATTTCATTTCAATCTCGCTACTATTTTTATTTCCTGAACCTTTATTTTCCAAAGAATTAGGATTAGGATTAACTTTATCATTAATTTCTTCAATAACATCAACAGACGTTTCATTAGTTCCACCATTTTTTGAAACTAAAATATCAACTAAATCAGCATGCTTAAGCTTTAACAAATTAGATCTTTTAATATTGTACCTTTTAATAACTAATTCTATTAATATTGCCTTCTTTAATTCTTTATAGTCAGTATTATCATCATAAATATCCTCAACTTCTATTTTTGGCTTAATTTGATTTTTTCCATAAAATTCTAATATTTTATTTACAATTGTAAATACACATATTTTCATTTCAGAAACATAAATATTTTCACTGAGTTTTAATTTATTTAAAGCTTGTAAACTCGGACCTGAAACAGGAACCTTTGTTCCATATAAATGATATACGTTTTTGACATTTAATTTTTTCTTCTTTTCAATATCTTCACAACATTTAATATAATGATTTATATCACTAATTGGCGAAGCCTTGTTTTTCCATTTCAGTTGAATAAATACATATTTACTTGGAATAATATCTTTATCTTTTGTTTTAACATTATTAAATATTTCAAAATCTATAGCAGTTATGTCAGAACCATATTCTTTTTTAATATCTTTTTCACGTCTAATAGTAAATTCACTATTAAAATGCTTAGTTAATTCGTCATATAACATAGTTTCAAACATAAAGCCCTCTTGAGAAGCAGTTACTGCGCTAGAAGCGCTAGAAGCAGTTACTGCGCTAGAAGCGCTAGAAGCAGTTACTGCACTAGAAGCAGTTAGAGCACCAGAAGCAGTTAGAGCACTAGAAGCAGTTACTGCGCTAGAAGCCATAGAAGCGCTAGAAGCCATATTTATTATTTTAATAACTAATAATAATTATTAAAATAAAAATTTTATAAATCAATTTTTTTATAACAAATCTTTTAACGCCGTCTTCTAGTTCCAGAGCCTTTTCTTTTCTTAGAGCCCCTAACTTTTTTAGTTTTTATTAGCGTATCTTCTTTCTCTATTCTGGCAGCACTTACTAATTCAGTATCAATAATTTTTCCACTAAGAATTTTATCATTATCATCATAATATATTGGATGTGTATCATCCGCATTTGGTTGTGCAAAATATGCGTTTTCATTATGAATAATAGCATCCTTAGTATTAGCAGGACAATCATAAGTTATTATTATAGAGTTTGTTGCCTTATTTTTCTTAACTTTTAAATTTTGAACCTTTAATTTAACACCAGGCCACTCGTCTAATTCCTCTTTCCACCAATCCACCAACTTGCCAAGATTATTAGCTTTTTCTAAAAATGGCTTCGGAAAGGCCGGATGAATTTCGAGTATAACAGCCTTTCGTTCTTGCCCAGCTATTTTTTTAAGCTTTATTATTGTTTGTTTATGATTAATGCTAGAGTCCACATATTCCATTTTAAGAGGGTCTACATAAAGAATTTTATCAATACTATTATCATAATATATAGGATAATTACCATCATCGTCAGGGTCAGCAATCATTTCATTTTCATCGTGAATATCTTCATCTTCAGTGTCGCCCGGGCATTCATAAGTTATTATTAAAGTGCAGTCAGTAATATTCTTTTTAATCTTTAAATTTTTAGGCACAATATACACACCTGGCCACCATTTTAAATGATTTTTCCACCAATTCATTATTTTACCTAAATTATTGTGTTGTTGTAAAAACAGCTTTCTATAACGCGGAGCTAATATTAATTTTACAACTTTTACTTCAGAATACATAACTTATATACTATTACTATTTATTTTATATATACTATTACATCTCTCTAAACATAGTAACTCTAAACATAGTGATTAAAAATATTTTAGAATTTATTTAAAAAAACAGCATTATACTAATTATAATGTATAAGCTGTTATTCTTATTATTAACACACAAAATCAATTTAACAACAGCCAAACCCAAATATTATTATGACAGGCGTATTCATAATTTTGGCAACATCGGCCTAGGAGGTCACATTCATTCATTACTAGCTCCTTATGCAACAAAGCTAATAGATGACAAATGTTATAACTCAGTAAATATACGCCAAGCAATTCTCTCAAACTATAATCAAGACTTTTATAATAAACACGAAAGAGTTCCTAAACTAATAGATTTATGTTGTGGAACAGGGTCGTCAACAGCAACCAACCAATTAGGAATAGATAGTAGCGAAGAAATGTTAAGCGCAGCAACCTTAAGCGCAGCAACCTTAAGCGCAGCAACCTTAAGCGCAGCAACCTTAAGCGCAGCAAAAGCAAAACTAGGCGCAACACAATTTATCAAAGGCAACGCAGAAAACTACGGCCAACCCCAAGAATTTGACACAGCAACGCTAATGTTCGCATTTCACGAAATGCCCAATTATGCACATCATAAAATAATAAAAAACGCAAAAAAAATAACAAAGCACGACATACTAATAGTAGACATTAGTCCAAACTATAGTCCATCTAAGCTAATGTTAATAGGCGAACCATATTTATTAAATTATAAAGCCACAATACAAGAACTATTACAAAAACACCAATTTACATATTTAGAATATATTCCAAATCACGTAGGGTTATGGGTTTATAGTCATAAAAATAATCAAAATCATCAAAATCACTTAATAAAGAATCTCTATCACAAATAAATACACAATCATTATAATAAGGTCTATTATCATAATTGGAGCATGTCCTATATTCATAAATACTATATGTTTCTAAAACCATAAGCAATACTAACATTACAATATTTGCAAACATAAATAAATAACTCATCATTTAATAGTTAATATTTAACAGCTTAAACATAAAAAAAAATATCAATTTTTTCCCTAAATCTAAACCCCCCTAAACCTAAACCTAGACAAGAAATAGTCCATAAATTAGCACCACCATAGTAAAACAAAGCGGACCTATAATCTGAGCAATCGTTAAAAGCAGACCACCAAGAATCGGAACATAAAACACTACAATAGCTGCAAGAAACGCACCGGGAAGGCACAAAGATAGCAAGAGCAGTATAAGAATAAGCGCAACCCAGAGACCTTGAACGTTCATAATAATTGTTTCACTAACATAAAAAAAATACTTCTTCAGCATATCAATTTTTTTTAAACATACATAAATTTATAATATGTAACTTTTTAAAATATTTATAATATGTAAAGTTTTACATATTATAAATAAATAAGCATATTAAACCAAAAAGCAACCACATATCTCGAGGAACAATCATAAACAACACATAAAGCACAAAACCCACAATCGGAGCACAAAAGATTGTAAATGCATAATTAAAAGCACCAGGAATAACACCTGAACACATCAACAATACAACCATAGACGCAAACCAAACGTTAATAAGCATAGGATCCATTTTTCGATAACACAATAAAAAAAAGTCTTAGCAGCAAATCAATTTTTTTTATGCATAAACAAAACAAAACAAAAACAAAACAAAACAAAAAACAAAAATAAGATTTTTGAAAACAACTTAAAGAAACACCGCTATATATAGTATAACAAAAAAAACAAAAAAAATATTTTTATATGCTCTCATAGCTCAGTTGGTTAGAGCGTTGGTCTTATGAGCCGAAGGTCGGCGGTTCGAGCCCGCCTGGGAGCAATTCTTTTTTTAATAGCTCTTGTGGTGTAGTTGGTCATCACTGAGGACTTTGAATCCTCCAACCCCAGTTCGAATCTGGGCAAGAGCTTTTTTAATGCTGGGATGCCCGAGTCAGGTCTAAGGGGGGCGACTTAAGATCGTCTGGCTAACGCCGCGTGGGTTCGAATCCCGCTCCCAGCATTTTTTTTGTTTTTATTTGCTCCGTTAGCTCAGTTGGTTAGAGCATACGGCTGTTAACCGTGAGGTCACTGGTTCGATCCCAGTACGGAGCGTTTTTTTATTTTTTATTTATTCTTATTTTTATAAAAAATATAAAAATAATATGTAATAATTTTTACATATTATTTATAAATAATATAAAACAACTTAAAGACTATACATTAAATATATAATAGCAAAATTAAATGCTATCATTTTTTTAGCCCCTGTGACGCAATTGGATAGCGTGCCAGACCTCTAATCTGGAAGTTGCGGGTTCGAGTCCCGTCTGGGGTATTCCCGTCCAGGGTAATATTATTAGTAATATTATTATTTTAGTTTTTGCACTAAAATAATAACAACAATAACAAAAAAAAAACACAACACAACACAACACACCCACGCCATTAAGCATCTAGCAACCAACAACGTCAGCCCAGCGCTTGCCAATCATCGATTTGAAACCAACTCCCCAAATAATCGTCTCCTTGTCAAAATCCAACTCCTCAACACCAGCAGGACTATGCACTTCATCTTCATCGGCATCAATGCAAATCTCCTCTTCCAAGCATGCAAAAGCACCAGTTTTTTTAGGAACGGGCACTGGAACGGGAACAGAAACTTGAACTTGAACTTGCGGAGGCCTCACATAAGCCTTACTAGCAACAGGCGGCTTACCAGCACCCTTGCAATACTTGGTGGTGTGACCAAAATAACCACACTTATGGCACTTGGTATTCAACAAAAGCGGACACACAACATTCGACGCACTATCCCTGACATTGTGGGTCTTGTAGTCCGACTTGGAAGCATCGAAGCAAACTTTGCAGAACATAGCGATTGATTGGTTTTACTTGGATTTGATTTGCTGAGGACTTTAAATGAATAAAAAAATAATAAATCAATTTTTTTTAATCCTAACAACAATTAGCCAATTAGGTCAATTCTTAATTCCCTGTAGAACCATAACCACCCTTAGACCTAGCATTATTTACACCTAATATAGCAATACTATCAACAATAACAACCTTCATAGGTAAGCCAATATTTGGAGGACAAATTTGCATATATCTATGTCCTTTTACAAAATTAAAATTAGACCCCTGAATATCAAAATACGCCTTAATAGTTCCACGATAACCCGAATCAATAATTCCAACATTATTAGCAAGCCTTAAAGGTGTTTTCACCGGTGTGCTCGAACGCATATATAAATAATATCCTACAAACTTGCCCTTATAAGTCATAGCGCACGAAATATGATGATCTAACATATAACTGCTAATAGTTTGCCACTCAATATTTTCAGGACAAAATAAATCAAATCCCGAGTCATAACAATCAACAAACTTATTTTCTTCAACCTCTTCAGCATTTAATAGTTTACTACTGCAACTTTTTAAGTAACTGTCAACCTTAGCATTATGCTTATTACTGCTCTCTTCATACATATTTTTCAAATCGCTATTTGCTCCATTTGTATCAGCATTATAAACATAAATATATAACTTATAATGATTACCATCATCGGCATCAGTACAAGCATCAGTAGTCGCATTAGCATCTGTAAAATTATTATCATAATAATATAAATCTTTATAACGTGAATAAGACACATTATTACCAATACAAGGCTTCATATAATCCTCTAATAACTGTAACGATTGCGGCTTTAAATAATACGAAATGATTAAACCCATTTTTTAATAATATAATTAGTAATAATTATTTATATTTCAATTTTTTAAAAATTGTTTTTAAAAATTGTTTTTAAATAATATTTTAAAATTATTTAAAATCATAACTATAAATATATGTATTAGTTATGATTCATAACGCATCTATGCTCTCAAATAGCGACCAAACATTTATCAATAGTGCGTTCAATGAGGCTCTTAAGTCGCCTGTTCTTATGCGTCACGGAGCTGTTGCGGTTGTAAATAGGAAAATTATGGGGCGAGGCTATAATCATTATAGAAGCCACTCAAAAGACAGCTTTATTGTGAATTCGTGCACTTGCCACGCAGAAATCGCATCTCTCAGAAATATGTTCCACAGCTGTGGAAAACAAAGTAATTCGATAAAAGTCGCTCACTAACTATTCAAATATTAACTATAATAATCATAACAATAATCATTGCAAAGATTTAGACTATTTAAAAAAATTATATAAAAAAACAACAATATATGTCGTGCGATGTGATAACAACAACAATCTTTTAGATTCGACTCCGTGTATAAATTGTTTAGCTACCTTATTAGACCTAAATATTAAACGTATTGTATTCAGCCATAAAGACAATACATTTATGAGTTGTAATCCAAAAGATTTAACAATAAATCATATTAGCTCCGGAGCTAATTATTTAAAAAAACTAAACAATAGCAATAGCAATAGCAATAGCAATAACAATAACAAAAAAACTAACACGCAATCACCTTAGCATCCTTAGGATTATTAGCACACTGGTTTTTTTTATTAAATAACGTACTATCATTATAATAAATGTCATAAGCAGGTGTAAATCCGTTAATAAAATTACTATCTTTAACCTTATTATTGCAATTTACTAAATATTGCATTCTAGCATTTGACGACACATTTCTATTTACCTTATTTGAACAACTAGAACTAGAACTATTAGTCTTAGTGTCTAACTGACTTAGCTCATCTAAATAAGCACTTTTATCTATAGCACACTTACTCTTAACACTGTCAATATACGAAGATTGAGTGCGATTTTCACTTCTAAAATGCTTATTTAATGGTTCAGCAATCAACACACTATTCACATCTTTATAACATTGCGCCGAGTTTATAGGACTTATTTTGCTATTTAAATAACCTTTTGCACTTTTAACACTTACTCCTTTCATATTTGTAGAACCAAGTTCATTATTAGTAGAGCACGAACTTTCAATAACACTACTAAAAGGGTCGTGACTAATTATATTATTCGCATTTCCAATATAATTATGATTAACATAACCATTTAAAGAAAACATCTTATTAGATGATACTTTATTAAATTTATTAGCATATTTTTTCTTCAACATTGAACCACCGGAACCTGCATAATTGTTATAATTAGTATTAACACAACTATGCTTAACACTAGCACAATTATATGACATATACTATATATATTATAATATATTATTTATAATCATTATAATCGTTATAATCGTTATTATAAAAAATTGAGTTTTTATTTTTTAATTTGAAAATAAATAATAATAACCACATTTATTAGTATATTAGTATATTAATATATTAGTATATTAGTATAAATGAGCACAACTTATGCAACAAAAATACAAAATTCTAACAATACTAAGCCAAATCACAAACTAATAACAACCGAAAACTACTTAAAAAACGGTTACTCGCTAATCAAAAGAAATCCATTAACAAAAAAAGTAGAAATAGTATATTCGATTAATTATGGCACAATTGCTAAAGAATTAGAGCAAAAAAAATATAAGCAAGGAATTAATACTATGATTAATCGATGGAATGATTACAGAGATGAAATGAACACCATTTTAGGAGACTTGTCCCCTTATACTAATTATAAAGAAACTATTCAAAAAATGGTAGAAGAAGACAATTACATTTTAGAAGAAATACATAAACATAGCACTAATAATGGTCACTATGAAAATGATAGCGATTATAATTCAGAAGGCGAAGATGCCAAATATTTATTGAGCTAAATATTTATATACCTAAATATAATTTAAGTATTAGCTTTAAATATATTTTTTATAGTTTTTATTTTTATTTTATTTTTGTTTTTTGCTAATATTAATATGATAAAAAATAATATTTTATTTATTTTTTACTATAATTATAATGGTAACCCAATCCCAAGAGACAGATTTCCAAGAGACAGATTTCCAATCTTTACAAGAGACAGATTTCCAATCTTTACAAGAGGATATAATGTCTTTCGAAGATAATATATCACAAATAAGATTATTGCTACTTTTCATAGATAATGAAACATTAATAAATAGTATAGAAACAAAAATAAATATAAAAAACAAGCAAATGTCAAATAACGAATTAATAAATCATATACAAAGTATTAAGGAACTAAAAGACTATAAAATACGCTATTTATTAAATTTTGCAATAGAAAAATCTCAAAAAGAATTAAATGAAGAAGAATTAACTAACGAACTCTATAAACTAACCACAATTACAAATATAAAAACATTCCATTTTGAAGAACGCAAATATAGCAAAAAAGTATATTTTACAGCTTTAAACACACTAATAATAATAGCAAATAAGAATAATAAATACTATATAAAGAGAAGAAATAACGTAGATAAAAAAAACACTTCAAAAAAAAATATAAAATCATAAATATATAAAATCATAAATACATATAATATAATGTATAACAATATCGAAAATATTGTTTATCGAATGTTTCAAAATTATTACGATACAAGCGTAAATGTTATCACAACAAATATACAGAGAGACATTTCATCAGTATCAAGACCAACATATGTATCTATTTTAATGGGAAGAATACTTGATAACTCAAACAATAACGCTTATCAAGATACATCAAATATAGAATATAGATTTACTCCTACTTACTATGCTCCTAGTTACTATGCACCTACTTACTATGTTCCAATTAATAATAATAATAATAATAATAATAATAATAATGCTAACGCATTATACAACACCCCATTTTATAGCCAAAATAATACATTTATTGATTTATTAAGAACATTAACACAAAATTACACAAGCGAAGAAAATTCATCTTTAGAAAATTTCATAAATAGCACTTTTGAAAATAATAAAGAAAAATTTAAAAAAGTAATATCTGATTATGAATTAGAAAAGTTAAAACCACACATCTTTATAAAAAAAGATGAAACCACAACAAACTGCCAATGCCCTATATATTGCTACAATTTTGAAGAAAATGAAGAAGTAATTAAATTACCTTGTAATCATAATTTTAATTGCGAAGGCATAATAAAATGGCTAACACAAGAATCAAATACTTGTCCAGTATGTAGATACGAATTTGATTATAAAGAAATAAATAGCGATAATAAAAGACAATCTACCAACCAAGACGATGAAACTAATGACTACGACGAAGACGACGAAACTAATGACTACAACGACACTAATGACGAAACCAATGAATATAACATTAATAATCAGGAAGAATATTATGATGACTTTATAGAATCCAACAACATAAGTGAAGACGAATTATTTTTACAAGAAATATTATTATATGCCTATTCAAATACTAATACTAATACTAATACTAATACTAATACAACAAGCTAATAGAACTAGATTTAATAGTTTGAAATATTGATTCATTACATAACAAATTAAAATTTAAAAAAGCAAAATTTTTATAAAACACAGTTTTTATACTTATATTTTTTGACTTCAAGAATCTTACAAGTTCGCTAATCATAGTAGCCCTAATATTATTTTTTGCAGTTTTCAAATCATAGTTTTTCATAAAATTTATAATAAATTTATATATATCTAATACTTCTGAAATAGTTAAACGCATATTAGGGTCTGGATAAAGCCCCTTTTTGTATAATTGTATAAAAAAGTGCAAAATAATTTGTTCTTCATTATTCAAAATAAGATTTTGCTTATATTCTTTCAAGTCATATAAATATAATAAATCTATAGTTAGACTATGTAAGTCATTATACATATACACAAAATTCAATAAATATTTAACAACACTATTATATTTAGGATACAAACTTTTATCTAAAAACTGGTAATAAAATCGCTCTAAAGAAGTTTGAAAGTCAATCAATTCATCACTAGTAAAAAATTTTACAATTTCCTTATTATTATTTATACTATTAATAGCATCACTAATAAAATAATTTATTGCAGCCTTTGATATATTGTTACTATCATTATTATCAAAAATCTCACTCGGAAAATAAGGAGTTTTATTAAAAATTATAAAACTAATAAATCGTTTTTCAACATTAATATGATAAGAGTCTTCTCTATAATCAAATACAAACCTTTTAATATACTGAAAATCAATATAATCTTTATTTAATTTATAGCAATTGTTAATATTAAAAGATAAACCAAAATCAATAATAACAGGATTCAAATTTTTCAAATTTATTAGAATATTACCAATATGTAAATCATTATGAATAATTCCAACATTATTTAATAAACTTATACCATATAAAATCTTATAACTATGAGTTAAAATACTAGAAACAAATTCAATACTATAGTTGCTATAAAAGTCTTTCAATGTATAACTTTTAATATAAGAAGAATACATCAAAATATATTGCTCATTAACAATACTATTTTTAGCATGAGGACTATCTCTAGTTGCAGAGCTATTATAAATAATGTCTTCATAATTTATATTAGCAGAACTATTATACTCATCAAAAAGAATATTACATTTGCTAATATTTAAACTGGATTTTTCTATTGTATTAAATTTTACAATACAATATTTTATAACTGGACTTAAATATTTATTATAGTTTTTTATATTTGCTTTTATATACTTGCCATTATTCTTCTCGTTATCACTATAAAAGTTAATTTCTTGTATTTTAGTGACTAGATTTTTCTTGTTTTTTTTACCTTTGCAAGTAATACCCGGATAATACACACAACCATAACTACCTTCTCCTAAAAATTCAGTTCTTGAGCTCTTAAATTGGTGAGACAAAGACATAATTATAATCTAATAAATTATTATAATTATAAATTATATGTCGCAATTAAATTCACAAAGAACTTACTTATATTTACTATACAATGAAATTATATACGATACATTATGCAATAATTACGTTAATATATTAACATTAAATAAAAGTCCCGAAGGCGCGTTAAAACCATATACAAAATTAATGGCACTAACTAAGCCATATACGAGAGATTTAATAACAGCAACAAAAGAATGCGCTTTTGTTATAAATAATAATATTAATATATCAAATAATATAAGTTCTTTTAGCAATAGCAATAGCAATAGCAATAGCAATAGCAATAGCAATAGCAATAGCAATAGCAATATATTAACTTTAGATGAGCTAAATGAATTTACCGAATTTTTAATAAATAACAATTATGTAATAACAGAGCATAGTAATAGCAATAACAATAACACAGCTAATACTAACACAACTAGTAATAGCACAAAAAAAATAATATATTCATTTAAAATTACATTATAAACAAAAATTGAAAATATAATAAATAATATTATAAATTTTATAATATGGAGCACACAAATACAAATGCAAATGCAAACTTTGAAGACATAATTCAAAATTTAAAATCAAAAAATAATGCACAAAAAAATTATATAGAATCATTAAGCCCTTTAGAATATAAAGCTCTAGCTATTTCTATTAGAGAACTTGAAACATCATTTTCATTAGAAAAATCAATCGGCTATATTAACTATACTAAATCTCTCAATCAATCCCATACATCATAAAAATAGATAAACTAATAATGCCAAATAATAAAGCAACAATCTTTTGAAAATTTATTTTTTCCTGAAATATAAAATAACCCATCAAAAATAAAAGAATAAAATATATTAAATGCCATATAATATTCAATATTAATATATTACCATAGTGTAATAATTTATATATAACAAAACCCAATAATGCATACATTGTTATTCCAAAAATTAAATAACTTCTAGGAAGCTCCTTTTTCTGTATTTTTTTAAATAAATATTGAGAGCTAATAGAAAATAGTGTTATTAAAAATAAATACACATAAAAAAACTTATCTATTTTTAAGTAACTAGCTTTCATAGTTATAATATATAATAATTATATTATAATTATGCAAACATTGCATACATACTTTTTTAAAAACATACTTTTTTAAAATTTTTGAAATTTTTTGAATTCTTTAAAACCTATATTATTTTTATTAGAAGCAATATTTTCCATAGTCTTAGCCAGTTCCTCTTCTTTATCAATTGAAAATGTTATAGATAAATTAGAGTCGCTAGTTTCTAACAAATCACTATAATGTATTTTATAATAATTAGTTTCACAATAGGTATAAAATTCTTCTATTGTACCTTTATATTTATACCTATTTGAAACATAATCAGTGGTCTCACGACAATTAACTTTATTATTTGATTTATTATAAAATATAGAATTTTCCTTTTCTTCTTCCTTTTCCTCTTCTGCCTTCTTTTCTTCTGCCTTCTTTTCTTCTTCTGCCTTCTTTTCTTCTTCTGCCTCTTCTTTTTCTTCTTCCTTTTCTTCTGCTTCTGCTTCCTCTTCTTCTTCCTCATCAGCATCTAGTTCATTAACAAGCCCATAATCACAATTCTCACACTTATCAATATATATATTTTTACAATTATTTTTAACAACATAAATCCGCGAAACAACATCCAAATAGCTAAACTCAATAATATTAGATTTTTTACAATAATAATCAAAACTAGAATACAAGTGATTATAATTCATAATTATTTCTCCTTTTGGACTATTATGTTTCAAAAATTTATATTTTAATGAATTCAAAAAATCAATACTTAATACACAACTTTTCATATTATTAAACTCATCTAAGTATTCAAATAAATAAGGGTCATATTCATATAAAAGCTTATTACTATTATAACAAGTAACAAATTGATTTATCATACTCGAATATACATAATTCGAAACAAGCACAACGGAACACGCAAATGATGAACACGCAATAAAAAATACAAACACCAAATCAATAATATTGTTGCGAATGCTATTGCTATTGCTATTGCTATTGCTATTGCTATTGCTATTGCTATTGCTATTGCTATTGCTATTGCTATTGCTATTGCTATTAGTAAAAGGATTTAAAGACTCTTCATAGCTAACAATAGCATAATAGTGCATTTCATCAAAATCACAAACTGGAGCACTTGAAATATTTAAATCGCTACTATTATTACAATGGCTAATACCAATACCAATACCAATACCAAATAAAAACACAATTAATTTAAAAGATTTCATCACTAATATTAATAATATTAGCAACTATTATTTAAATATTATTTATATACTAATAAACACTAGTATATTAATATGTGCTATTCTATTTCAATTATGACAGACCTTAAAACTACAAATGCAATTTCATACAATAATGAGCTATTAAAAAATATTGCATCAAACATTCCAAACTCATTACTATATAATGATTACGAATTAAGCGGAATAAATAATTATGTAAAAAATAACATTTGTAGCACAATAATCGAAATAAACAATGAAGATAGTGTTAATATTGTTAATATTGTTAACATCATTGAATTAATTATACCCATAAAAGAACTAACAATTGAATATATTTATAATGATAACAATATGTTATATTGCTCTAAGAAATATATAAATAATTTAGATACACATTTACACGACAAAAAAACTATACTAAAAAAATTAGAAGAAAATAAAAAGAACGAAACATATAATACTATTTATAAAGCTCTTAAAGTATATAAGTCATTGAAATAATAGGTCATTATTTATAACCCATTGCATTTATAACCTTTTACGATTTCTACGACTTGCTCGTGTTCTTATTTTTTTACGCGATATATTAATATTTCTAACTCTAGGTCTAGGTTTAGGTCTAGGTTTAGATTTAGATTTAGGTTTAGGATTAGGGTCAGGAGCCTGTTCAATATTCGTAAAATCAAATAATTTTGAAGAAATTCCATTATTTAGCTTTCTTGTTTTATTTTTCATAATCATTTTTTTAGCATTAGTCATAACATTAATAGGCATGCTAGGCATAATAGGCATAGTAGGCATAGTAGGCATAATAGACTTAGGCATAATAGACTTAGGCATAATAGACTTAGGCATAATAGGCATAGTAGGCATAATAGACTTAGGTGGACTATCTGAAATTTTCATAACACTATTAGGTATTTTGCTTAATTCATTACGCTCATTTTTTAATAAATCAAAAATAGATTGGTTTTTAGAACTCATTTTATTCATATAACTTTGCAAACTATCATGCATAGTATTAACAATACCATTGTTCTTAAACATACCTAATACTTGTTTATTTTTCTTGCGTTCGCTATCTATATCAACAGCATATTCATTATTTATAATAGGTTGTCCATTGACCTTAGAGAGATAGTGGCCGATCTTTTTTATTTTAACTGCCATTACTTATTACTTAATATTACACAATAAAAAAATAACAAAAAATAACAAAAATAACAAAAATAACAAAAAATAACAAAAAAATTGACATTAAGTAAAAAAGTTAAAGATTTAAACTATATTAATAATAATATTATATGTTTGGCGGAAGCAATATTACAGAATTTATGAAAGTTCTAAATGAGCTTTCAATAATTATGAAAAACAAAGGCGAGACTTTTAGGTCACTAGCATATATAAAAGCAATAAATGAACTTAAAAAATATATGTCATCTCCAAATGCAACATCTATTAACTCAGCAACTGAATTGAAATCACTAAATTTACCAAATATAGGTAAAACTATTTTAGAAAAATACGAAGAATTTCTAAAAACAGGAACATTAGAAGCAGTGGAAAAAGAAAAGACTAATCCAGTAAATATTTTTACAAATATATACGGAATAGGGCATGTAAAAGCAAACGAATTAGTAAATACAAAAAATATTGTAACATTAGACCAACTTAGAGAACGACAAAATGAATTACAAGAAAACAAATTACCACTATTAAACAGCAAGCAACAAATAGGTCTCAAATATTATAATGATTTATTAAAAAGAATTCAGAGAACAGAAATAGACGAATATAAAGCATTATTTGTAACCAACTTCCGCGAAACAATTCTAGAAAATAACGAATTAGAAGAAAATCATAAATTTGAAATAGTCGGCAGTTATAGACGTAAAGCAGAGAGCTCAGGAGATATTGATTTAATATGCACATCTTACAATAATAACAAACAAGTGTTCGTAAAATTCATAGAAAAATTACATTCTAAAAAAATTTTACTCGAAATATTATCAAGTGGAGAGACAAAAAGCTTAACAATAGGAAAATTATTAACAGACGCAAAAGCTATTCCGCGCCGTCTAGACTTCCTATATGCCCCGCTAGAAGAATACCCTTTTACATTATTATATTTTACAGGGTCAAAAGAATTCAACACAGCAATGAGACAACACGCCTTAAATGTAAATTTAACATTGAGCGAACACGGATTTTACAAAGTAATGCACACAACAAAAGTAAAACAAGAAAAAATCCAAAACTTATTATTTAAAACCGAAAAACACATATTTGATTTCTTATGTATGGAATATAAAGAACCACAAGACAGACACGACGAGCATTCAGTAATTTTAACGTTACCGCTTGAAGACATAAAAAAACATATACAGGAAAAAATTGAGTCTAAGCAAGAACCAACAACAAAGCCAGCAACAGAACCAACAAATACAGAACCAACAAATACAGAACCAACAAATACAGAACCAACACCAACACCAATTACAGCAAATAAAGAAACATTAAAAATTAAAATGTCCAGCTCAAAAGCCCACACACTCAAAAAATTCACAAAAAAAATCAAAGAAACAATCCTAGAAAATCTAAATAAATTTAAGTCACAAGGAATAACAGCATTAGCAATTTTATCATTAGAAGAACTAACAGCAATGCTACAAGAAGCCATCGATAACTATTATATTTCAGAACTTAAAGAAAACACACTATTAACAGACAACGAATATGACATATTACGCGAATATATCTTAAAAAAGGACCCGTCAAATGCCCTAGCAAACGACCAACAAACACAAATAAAAAACGACACAGCAAAAGTAAAACTCCCATATGAAATGTGGTCAATGGATAAAATAAAGCCCGATACAAACGCATTAACCAAATTCAAACAAACATATAAAGGCCCCTATGTAATATCTGCAAAAGTCGACGGAGTAAGCGCACTATATAGCACAGAAACAGGCAGACCAAATTTATACAAAAAAGGCGACGGTAAATTCGGCTTTTTGATTAATCACATACTCCCATATTTAAATTTGCCAACGCAAAAAAATATAACATTGCGCGGCGAATTAATGATTAAAGAAGAAACTTTCAAACTGAAATATAAAGGCCAGTTCAGCAACTCGCGAAATTTCATAGCAGGGCTAGTTAATCGCAAAAAACTAACACAAGCAGAAATAGACATATTACAAGATATTGATTTTGTAGCTTATGAAGTAATAATGCCCCAAAATCTAAAACCGTCAGAACAATTTAATAAATTAGCAGAGTTAAACGTAATAACCGTTAAAAACATTCAAGCATTAAACTATGAGCAATTAACAAACGACTATTTATCCAATAAATTAATCGAATTTAGAACCACTTATGAATACTCCATAGACGGCATAATTTGTATTGACGATAACTTACACGAACGTAAAAGCAAAAATCCCGAGCACGCTTTTGCTTTTAAAATGGTATTAACCGACCAAGTAATAGAAGCGAAAGTATTAGACGTGCTTTGGTCAGTATCAAAAGATGGCCTAATAAAACCACGCGTTCAATTTGAACCCGTAACAATTGGCGGCGTAACAATTACATACGCAACAGGTATTAACGCGCGATTTATAGTAGATAATAATATAGGATTAGGAGCACTAGTAAGCCTAACTAGAAGCGGAGATGTAATACCTAAAATTACAGCAGTAATAGTCCCGGCACAAAAACCAATAATGCCCAGCACAACAGAATACGATTATGTATGGAATTCTACAAATGTAGATATTATACTAAAAAATGTAAAATCCGATCCACGAGTTAATGTAAAGTCAATCACAAAATTCTTTAAAGACTTGGAAATAGAAGGATTAGGCGAAAAAAATATTGAAAAAATTATAAATAGCGGAGCAGATTCAATTCATAAAATAATAAATTTATCTTTGGAAGACCTAACAAATATTGAAGGGTTCCAAAAAAAGATGGCAACAAAAATCAAAACATCTATGCAAAAACAACTCGACAAAGCAAGCATAGCAAAAATAGCAGCAGCATCTAATATATTTGGACGCGGAGTTGCTGAACGAACCATAAATGCAATCTTAAAAGCAGAGCCCACTATTTTAACAATGCAACAAACATCTGTAGAAGAAAAAATAAGCAAACTTAGTGCTATTGAAGGTGTTGGAGAAAAAACCGCAGCTCAATTTGTAAAAGCAATACCCGAATTTATTGAATTTATAACACTAATTAAGCCAGACTTTCAAACACAAACTGAAGCAAAAACAGAAGCAAAAACTGAAGCAACTGAACAAGCAAAAACTGAAGCAACTGAACAAGCAAAAACAAAAGAAGAAGAAGCACAAGACCACATTTTAAAAAATAAAATAATAGTATTTTCAGACTTTGATAAAACATCAAAATATACGAAAAAAGAATTGGAAAAAGTACTTGCTAAATTTGAACCAATTATTGAAACAAGTGTGAAAAAAACCACAAATATTTTAATAATAGGTGACAGCTTAAGCAGTTCAACAAAAGTCGAAACTGCAAAAAAAATCGGAACAATCGAAATAATAACATTAGATGATTTCTTAGAAAAATATGTAGATGCTAAAAAAAATTAATAGTTCTTTATAAATTATAAATTATAAATTATAAATTATAAATTATAAATTATAAATCATAACTTTTCAAATTATTTATTATTTATATAACTACACGAGGCTTCTTCATTGTTCTCTTTTTTTTCAACTACATATGCAAGACCATTTTTGATTTTATTATATTCATTTAAAGTAAATTTGTTACTTTTGCTATTATAACTATAATCTTCATAAATAATAGTACTTACAGACATCCCTAAGGTATAACTAATTGTAATAAGCTGATTATTACAATACTCAATAAGCTGATTATATTCATTTGCTAATTTTACAATTTCATATATAAAAGTCACAATTAAATTAACAGTCAACCCCGATTTAAATTTAAAATATTCATTTAATTCATTAAATCGCTCAATACCCACAACACTTAATAGCTCATATACATTTAACTTTTCAACATTCTTTTTTCGCTCATTGTCGTTCTTATAAATAGCATTAGCCAAATCCTCTTTTGACTTGCGATTTAAAATATATTGAACAGTTATTTCATCGTGGTTCAAAAATTGTCGAACTAATCGCCTACAATTCTCTAAATCAACATTTGTAATATGGTTAATAACACGGTGAAGATTAGACAATATATTATTTAAAATCGCAAAAATAGAGGTTTGTGAAAGTATATATTTAAACTCATCCATTAAAACCACATTAGACAACACATCATCTAGATTAAAATCAACATATTTTCGCGTCGGTTTAGTCTTCAAATTTTGAATAAAATTTTTAATAACACTATTTGAAATCAAAAGCCCAACAAATTCATTGCTATTGCTAGCACAACTAACAATAGACGAGGCTTTTGTTAAATGCGCTTGAATAAATTTTAGATTATGTATAGATAATAAACCACCGCATAATACATCACCAGGATTTCTTGGTGCTACACCAACACCGACACCTCCAGTATTATTATTTTGCATATATTGATAAAAATGCGGATTATGAATAGCCCCATCAACAACAATTTTGCCAGTGTTCCAACTAAACGCCACTTTACATTCAGTACACCACATTTGATCACAACCAGATATCTTAAAAATTCGCACACCACACTTAGGACAGCCTTTTGTTTCCTTCTTAATCAACTCAGCACTCTTCAAATTATCTTCCTTACATACATGGAGCGCGTCTTCTTTGTTGTATCCAATAACCTCAAAACAATCGGGACATACATATAATTTACATAACTCACATTTATAATGCGACGACAAATAACCTTTGCAATCATCGCCAGGACAAGGCATAATAAATTTCTTGCGCTCATCTTTCTCGGCATGTTCGCCATTTCGAATACGAAAAATACGCATATTTTTTTCGCCAATTTTAATACGCATAGTATTAACCATTTTTCGCAAGTCCTCAAATTCATTCATCATTAAATGAAGCTCCTTTGTTTCGTCTTCTACAAGTTTTGTCCTTTCAACTAAAACCATTAATTCAGACGTTCTACTAATCTCTCGTTCAGCTAACAAATTTTTACGATGCTTTTTATAATCATTGTCAATATAACTTCTATTTAAACTCTCAACCATAAATTTACTTGTCCATTGATTTTTGCAATTCATACAATGCGGGTCATTTGTTGTTCCAAGCAAATATGTTCTTACGCAAACTTTGCACGACTCGTAACCACAACCGGAATATTCGCAAACAACTCTATTATGAGTAGATTTATTGTATTTTTCACAGCATACTCCGCAAGTCGCATTATTGCTATTGCTATTGCTATTGCTCATTTTAAATATATTAACTTATTATTTATTAATAATAAACATAAAAAAAAGAATTTCAATTTTATTCATTTATCAAACTATAAAACTATCAAACCAAACTACCATAGCGCAACTCTTTAAATTCTCTTATATTCTCTTTATATTCAAATTTATAAACACTAATGCTATTTTGTAATTTAATCATATTATTATGAAGCAACACTGATTCAGCATCAGAATATAAATAAGGCCCCCCTACACGATGATAATAATATAGACATTCTTGTATATGCTTATTTACAATATTAGTAATATGATATAACATATTGTCATAATTAGGGTCAGTTATAATGATATATTTTATATATAATTTGTATAAATGCGCAATCAACAAAACGTGGTCATTAAATTGCGTTTTATTCATTGTTAAGACGCGCGATTTATAATCGCCTAAAAACGTATTTACATTAGTCACAACAAATCCGGACATTATACTTTTGGGTGTTCCAAATATCGTAACAAATTTTTTACAGAGTATTGCTTTTATGCACTTATTTTTCCTAGCATTATAATAAGGTTGCCTTACATAAAATAAGATTTTTTGCTGAATATCGCAAGGCAGTCTAGCAAGCAACTTGACGCATTTGCGCCCACAATAGCCTTTATATGCTTTTTGAATAGTTAAAGCATATAAAGAATAAGGGTAAGCATGAATATAACAAAGCAACGCTTTATTGCACACAAAACTAAACGCTTTTTGGCATCTGCGAGCTTTCAATGTAATAGCTTCGCATCTAGCGTTAGCAGCAACCATATTAGTTCTTTAAGTTCTTTTACAATGGTATATAGCTCTACAAACAAAACAACTTAGCATTCAATTTTTTTCATCAAATTATATTCAATATAAAGAGAGATGCTTTATTTATAATGCATTAAACTTATAAGAATAATGACAACAATAAAAATAACAGAAAAAAAGATTATTACTAATAAAACATATGTATAATAATATATCATACATATGTTCATTATTATACATAATGACAGGACTAATAAATTTGCCGCTCAAAAGCATTAAGTCGCAATAGTTTATGATGACGCAGTAAACCACATTCGTTATATATACTATCAGGCATCTTAGAGTAAGTAACAAGCGGTGCAAGTCTAAACTCAGCAAAGTTTTTAATAGTTCGCAATTTGATTGCCTTGTCATTACGATTAACTCTTTTAGCACTCTTTAAATAGCACAATACCAAATATAAATTGTATTTTTGACATAACTTAAACCATAGCTGAATACACGCTTTTAAATAAACATAATTGCTATTCTTCTTTTTCAAACTATCGCTAAACGCCAATCGATTATAGTAATACATTAAAATTTGCGAAACATTGCCCAATACATTAGCCCAACCATCTCTCATATATTTGGTACGACTATAATGCGCGCCATACATAAACACTAAATGCATATATAAATCTTCAATCACCTTGTCCTTAGCATTAGAGTTATTAACAAAATTAGCGTTATATATTGAATTTATTGAATATATTGATTGTTCAGAAATATATTCAATACTATAATGGGACAAATATACAAATACATTATATCGCCTTTTAGCATTAGCAAAATAAGAAACTATAACATTTGCAGCATTCACTTTCATAAACTCATAAATAAGCGCAACAACGTCACCAGGTAACACTTTTAGCAAAAGATTATAAGACATATGATATGCGCTTAGTTATAACTTATAACTTATTACTTATAAATAGCTCATCAAATCAATTTTTTTTGAGTATATATATATATATATAAAAAAATTATATGTGTTGGAATGCAACCGTGTCATTAAACACATTTTTATTTAGTTTTTTTGCAGTAAATTTTGCTTATTTTAATAATGTAATCAACATTTATGAGTGTTTATTCTTCTATTCATTTATTTCAATGCAATTAATAGAATATTTCACTTGGAAAAATTTAAATGCTAAAAATTTAAATAATAAAAATTTAAATAATAAAAATTTAAATAATAAAAATTTAAATAATAAAAAAATAAATAGACTGCTATCACAGTTAGGCTTTTTTTTAATATTTTTGCAACCGCTATTCTTTATATTAATACCAAATAATGTTAAATTCAATGTAAAAGCAACATTAATAACATTGTATCTTGCGTTTTTTTTCTTATTCTTTATTCCAATAAAAAATGATTTTTCGATGACAAAAGCACCTAATGGCCATTTGGCTTGGAATTGGCTTAAATATCCACCACCTATTGTTTTATTATGGATAACATTTCTCCTAGTAATATTGTTATATGCAAAAAAATATATATTATTTGCAATATATGCAATAATTTTTCTTGCAATTTATTATACTTATTATAAAACTAATACTTGGGGGTCTTTATGGTGTTGGATAGCAAATGGATTAGCTGTATTATTAATAATGCGAACATTTTTTAAGTCGAGCATACCAGATTATTTAGTAACAAATCCAAATGCAAATAGCAAATAAAACATAGCAAATATATATAATTTTTACACTTAAAGAAACATTCAAATAAAATCATAATGAACTATGCTCTTTAAATCATTTTTCAAATGCTTATAAAGGCGGCTTTTAATCATTAGTGCCGGATTTTTCTTCTCATAATTGCCAGCAATAACTTTCTTCATATTTTGAATATAAATCTCTCCAAAAATCTCGGCATCAATGGATTTTTCAGCGCTAGCTTTCCACTCTACAAACAACGTTAATATTTTCTTGTCAAAAGATTTTATAAAAACACGCAAATAAGTATCGTCCATAATTATCCATTGCTCTCCATCAAATATATATAGCACATTTTCTTTGTTATTAAAACATTTAATGGGTAGCAAGGTACCTTTAACATTTAATGTGTCAATATATTCGCAAATAATATTAAATATTCCCTCAACATAATCGTGCTTAAATATTTTCTGCAAATGGTCTTGTTGTAATACTAGATTACCCATAAAATTCTTTATATTAGCGTCATCTCTCAAAAAGTCATTCTTAAAATTTTCGTTTAAATAATCTAATATATTTATCTTATTTTTAACAACACTTACATATTTTTTCAATTCATTGTATTCTGACTCCAGCTTATCATATTTATTATGTAACATTATTACCATAGTAAATAAATTTTGTATATTTACATCGCGACACAAGCTTTCTAATGTTAGACTTTCTGTTTCTGAAACTAATGGCTTAGATGCAGATTTATATTGCTTTGTCGCATATTTACATTTTATTAAGTGATTATTATACGCACTTTTGCGAACATATTTTTTATTGCAATAACTACAATTATATAAACTACTTACTGCTCTGCACGTGTTCATAGCAAATTCTTGCTAATTAGCTTAAGACTTACTAATTAGCTTAACACTTGCTAATTACTCAATTTTTTAAATATAAATACAAAGTAAATACAAAGTAAATACAAAGTAAATACAAAGTAAATATAAATATAAATAAAAATATAGTTTTATAATAATATGCCTATTCCCGACACTAAATACAATTCTAATTCTAGTAAAATAAAGCCCGATGTTTCAAATAACTATTTTGTAAAGAGCAATCATATAGTAACTTGCGACATAAGCGATACTCTTGTTCGCAATAACTCATCACAAACCAACAATATATATTTAGAGTCTAAGGCGGCTTTTTTAATACATCCCTTTTCAAACGTATCAAAATGTAACACTCAATTTTCGAGCAACAATAATTTAGCTTTCAAATATAAAAAACCATTAACCAGCCCAATAGATGACCTAACCTCTCACAACGCAATTCAAATACAAAAAGCAATACAAGACCAATTACATACGTCGGCAGCCAATTATACACAAGTATTAGGTTCTTTAGCCGTTTCGCAAGCTATTAACAAGTCAAATACTAAAGCATGGCATAATGCTAGCGACCGAACAGAGAAAAAAACAGGAGCAAATTACGGAGTTGATATTAAACATAATTCATATGACAGATATTTAGCAAAAAAGAAATCGACCACATTAAAAACGCAATCTAGCCAACAAATCCCCTTACAAGGCAATAAAACTAAATATTATTCGCTAATTACTCAAAATAATAATTGCATTACTAATTGCTAAAAATATTTAACTATTTAACTATTTAACTATTTAACTATAAAAATATTCTAATGTATATCTAAAAACATAGCATGCCACTTATGAAAATGAACCTGCAAACACAACGCGATGTAATAACTAATCAGTCAATTTATATTCAGAGCCGTTTAGGAACACAATTACAAGCACAGCCTATGCTACGTTTAGGAACAACTGCTAATAGAAATTTCTTACCTCTATTTATTCAAGGAAATAAATTTTGTAAGTCGTGCGGGGGTAAGTGAAACGACAAAAAGTGAAACGACAAAAAGTGAAACGACAAAAAGTGAAACGACAAAAAGTGAAACGACAAAAAGTGAAACGACAAAAAGTGAAACGACAAAAAGTGAGTAAATCACAAAAATAAATTTATAAAATTGATATAAATATTATTTAATGTTCTAAATCATAAATAATATTTAATATGACCACTAACACAGACTATCGCGTAATGCAAATGGCAAAAGTTCAAAGCGAAGGCCTAGAATTATTTAAGAAAAAAAATAGTGATTATGGAGATGCATTTGCTAGTTATGGAGTAATTGGTGTATTAGTTCGAATGGGCGACAAGATTTTACGCGCACAATCAATCACACATAGCTCAATTGCTCTTGTAAATAGCGAAACGCTAAGAGATACACTAATCGACCTACTTAATTATTCAGCAATGGCTATTATGTTATTAGATGAAGATAAAGCGGAGCAAAAAAAAGCAAAAGAACCCGTTTATCCAAGCGCACCACCACCAAGCCCACAAACAAAGCACAGAGAAACACTATAAAACATAGCACACACTATAAAACGTTAAACCATAATATAGCACTAGCAAACAAGGCACACACATAATATAGCCATAACAAAACATAAAATCTAAAAACAGTCGCCTACTATAATAAAACACAACATAAACAACCCAAAAATCTTTAACCATAAATGTATCGACTTCTTTATATCCTTTTTTTTCATAATATGCCTTAACACCTTCACCGCTAATTACCACAATCCCGCAAAGCCCGTTTTCCATAGCTACTATTTCAGCATAATTAAGCAGTCCCGACCCAATACCGCTATGTTGGCAGCCACTTTTCGCAATACTATTAACCGCAATAGTGTCGCCATATACGTGCAATTCGCGAATAAGCCCACGACCCCTAAGAATATCAAAAATGATTTTATTATTTTTTTGGTCAACGCAGCGCAATCTAATAAAACCAAACAACGCTTTTTTATCCACGCTTTCATATGCAATAAAATAATCGTCACCGCAATTGCCCCTATATTTATAGCAATTGTAAGCCCCTGCCTTATTATAATAAGACGCATTACGACCAATTTCGCGCGCGCGTATATCTTTAGAACACACTCCGTCACCTTGCAACATAGCATCAATAATTTGACGCATATTACCTATATTATTCCCGCCTTCAACATATACTCCACACGGAATATCGCGAATAACGCGCGGAAGCCTAATCCAGTTAGGGCAAGTTTCCATAGCATAACGCACCACATCAATAAGCAATTTAGGATCTTTGTCAAAATACGGAACATAGGTTCCTTCAGTGTGCCATTTTTGAATAACCGTCCACGGCACAGTTTGACACGGATAAACCTTCATTTGGTCGGGACACACAACACTATACACATAATCAAACATAGCCTTATCGATTTCCACATTTGCACCAGGCAAATCAGGCATAATATGAATGTCCACTTTGAAACAATTATCTTTCAAATAACGCAATGCATCTAGCAACTGCTCAACACTATGACCGCGATTAATCTTTTTTAAAATAGCATTGTCCACGTGTTGCGCTCCTAGCTGAATACGTGTAACACCCCAGCGCCTAAATCGCCACAGCCATTCATCGTCTAATGCGTCAGGTCGCGTTTCAATACAAATGCCAATAATATGAACTCGCGCAGTCTTATTTATTTTAATTTCTTCTTCTATAGACAGCGGACACCGCACAGCCTCTAATAAACTAATATCAAGTTTGTCATTTACGCAAGTATCATAATTTATATACAGCTTACGCAAGTCAAAATAAATATTTGCCACATAAAATATGTCCCTATGAAACCGCTCCAAATAACCAATAGGATATTCTGTATATGTTCCGCCTTCAATAATAATTTCTAACTTATCAATTACGTGACCATTATTAAAATATGTGTCGAGCCTGCTGAGCATTTGGCCAATTGCCTTGAATTTTTGCTGATTTGCTCGTAATACGGCCGGTTCATAATATAAATAGCTTCGCGGTTGTGCTTGCCAATTATTGCCTTCGTGAGCGGGTTCATTAGGACAATAATAGCAATTATGCTTACAACTGAATTTTTGTCCATCAGGAAATGGCGCAGTAAGCAGTGTAATACTTGTAATACCCGAAATATTGCGCATAGGTTTTTTTCGCAAAAGCAGTTTTAATAAATCAAAATGCGCTCTTAAAGAAGGCTCAAAATCCGAAACATCTACAAGATTATTAAAGACGTTTAGCAAAATAGATTTTTTGATATTTACTATTTTAGATAATCGCGTTTCTTTATTAAAGACTCGCTCAAATTGCTTATACAATTCCTGACTATTTGCCATAGTTAAATAGTCAGGATTAGCAGCCAACCAAGCTAATAGATTTTCAAAAATGATTTTGCATTTTTTAATGTCTAATGTTGAAATATCAATATTGTTAAGGTCATTAGGACCAACAGCGTTTTTATTAATTAAATAGTCCTCAATATTTGCAGTCATTTGCAAGATTATATCACTAATTCAATAGCATTTATACTATTTTATTATCAATTTTTTTAAGAAAAAGAGAGAAAAAAAATATTAAATATTTAATTTCCTTAATCCCTTAATTCCTTAACTCAAAATTTTCTCTTACACAATCTCGTCAGCTAAACCTAATTTCTTATATTTTTTACAATCCCAAACTTGCAAATCATTTTTTAGAAAATAACCATCTAGCTTTTCACGAGTTAAATTAGACTCTACAAGATTACACATAATATCGTAAAATAATTTCTTTAAGTTGTCTATTTCCGTATTTGAGCATTGTGCAAAATAATTCCAATAATAGTCCCCCTTTTCACTAATAATAAATTTAGAATAATACACTTTAGCATTTTTATTAATAATCCTATAATTACATAACGAGGCTAGCACAAATCCACTATCATAGCAATCTTTATCAATAATAGAAATGATTTCATGAACACATTCTTTTTTAAACTTAATAAAATTCACTAAGTCGCTAAAGCATCCGCCTTTGCTGTTAATATGCAAATAAATTTTAAAGCTAGGAAATAAGTGCTTATTGCTAATAATAACATTAATAAACTTTATTAATGTATCAATGCTTTGACTATTAATTGTCGAATTAAAACATATATGATTGTCCATTATTACAATCTTATCGCCATTATTGTGATTAGCAAATATATCATAATACACATATTTATTTGCTAAAATAGGCTCAAATACGTTCTTAAAATCACTATTATTACGCTTAGTCATAACAATTATTAATAACTTTATTACTAATTATTAATCATTAATAATAAAATTATTCAATTTTTTATTTAAAATTTTGCTATATGTAAAAAAAATTGATTTGCTTAGTCCATTAAAATTATAAAGTCTTCTATTCTAATACCAAGCAACTCGATACGCAATGTCCGTTCTTTCCCTTTACATTCCTATTATTGATGCGGAGACGAGCGAGCAGTACATCATCAAGATGTTTCAAGAGCACAACATCGGCAAGGTGATGAGGGTTGACTTTGTTAAGAACACTGTTAAAAATCGCCGTGAAGCATTTCTTCACTTCGATGAGTGGTTTGACAATGATGTGTCGAAGGCACTGCGTGAAGACATTTTGGACCCTAACACAAAAAGCCGTCTTGTGTACACTGGTGCCAAGTTTTGGCCTCTTCTTATTAACAAGAATGCTCATAGCCGTGTTCCTAACCCGAACTATGAGGTTCTCAAGACACAGGAGGTCAAAAGTGAATTCAAAACTCACGTGCTCAATCCGTTTGTGTTCTATGAAAGGAAACAGATTCAGACGTATCCAAACAAGGTGGCCAAGTGCGAAGTCGAGTCGTCGGATTGTTAAGCATTAAGCCATAAAAAAATCAAAAAAAGCCTTACCTTTTTTTTTCCTTAAAAACAAAAAATTGATTTAAAAAAACGTAGGTTGCCAACAGCAAATCAATTTATAATAATGGGAGCAGGTGTATTACCAGTAACACTATATAAAGGAGCATTATTCTTATTATTAGGACAAGAGAGAAAAAATAACTTATGGGGCGACTTCGGCGGAAGCGCACACAAAGGCGAAAGGCCATTTAAAACAGCAATTAGAGAAGGAACCGAAGAATTAAACGGATTTTTAGGCGACGAAAACGAATTTGAAGCTTTAGTTACAAGCAATATGATTATTTCAATTAGTTATGATAAATATACTAGCTACATTTTCAAAACAAATTATGATAAAAAACTGCCCTATTATTTTTCAAATGTAAATAAATTTGCAGAGCAACATTTAAAAGATGTAATCGACATTGAACACAATGGACTATTTGAAAAAAAGCAAATCCAGTGGTATCCATTATCAAAATTAAAAGAAGATAAGTCCCATATAGCATTCAGAGAATTTTATAAACCTTTATTCGACTCAATTATTAAAAACGAGAGATTTATTATTAGCTTTCTTCAAACAATGGACTAACGCAGTGTCACTAACAATCATTAAATTTTGCTATTATGTTTCTAATATGTTTTAATATATTAATTAGAATAATACTATTTATTAACAAACCTTTTTTTATGGCAATAGCAAATGACGCCAAAAACAATTATGGAATAGTTTATACTCCTGACCCATTAATAAACCAAATTTTAGACTTAATACCTAAGCACTATTATGAAAATCCGCACCTAAAATGGTTAGACGTTGGAGCAGGAAACGGGGCATTTTCATTAAATCTTTATAATAGATTAGTAACTCATTTGGCGATCGCATTTCCTAATTTGGAAACGCGAAGGCATCATATTATTAAAAATATGATAACTATGTGCGAAATTTATCCGCCACATATTGAAAAATTGAGCGACCTATTCTCTCCAGACGCAAACATAATAACTAGCGATTTTCTTTTATTAAACAAAGATGTAACGTGCTTTGACTTTATAATAGGCAACCCACCATATAATATAAACGGAGCACTAAAAACACCTACAAACAAATCTCTCAAAAAAAATAATGATGGCAAGCAAATTTATGTAGATTTTGTAAAAAAGAGTTTGTCACTATTAAACCATGGCGGACACTTGGCGCTAATTATTCCATCATTATGGTTAAAACCAGATAAAGCAGGACTATATTATTCATTATTACATAGCAATTTTGTCATAGAAAAATTGCACTGCTTGAACACTAGCGAAACACAAAAGGCATTTTTATATAAAGCACAAACACCCACTTGCTTCTTTTATGGGCACTTAACAAAAGAAACAAAAGAAACAAAACAAACAACACAACCCAGTTTAGCTATTTATGATAAACTTAATAAATGCTTTGTTAATTATGTTTTAAGAGCTAACTATCCTATACCAACTAATGGAATAAGTATTATAAATAAATTATTAACTTATGTAGATAAAGTAGGACATTTAAAAGTTTATAAGTCAAATAGCCCGCCAAAAAATTCGCTATTTACTAATGCTAATGACAATCCTAATGCTAATGCTAATGCTAATGCTAATAATGACAATCCCAATCCCAATATTCAAACCACAAAGCTCCACAAAAAAACACCGCTATTAATTATAAATTATTCAAATAATTTACAACATTATGCAAACCAACCAAAATTAATATTAGCACATAAAATGTATGGATTTCCATATTTAGATAGCTCAGGTATATACGGAATATGTGCACGCGACAATTACATTTTAACTAGCACAGATTATTCTCTAAACGAATTAAAACAAATACAAGCATTTCTCTCAACTAAAATAGCATTATTTATATTTTCAACAACCAATTATAGAATGCGCTATTTAGAACGCTATGCTTTTCAATTTATACCAGCTATTACTAAACTGCCAGACTTTCCAAACTTATTAAATAGCGATACTATAAGTCGAGAGAAATTAATAATTAACTTTTTTAATTTCTCTAGCAATGAAGAAACAATTATAAACAACAGCTTTGCAAACTACAATTATTTTATATAATTATTATTTTAGCGATTACCTATGATTGATTACCTACGTTTAGTGGCTCTTCTCTTTTTATAATAATTTCTTTTTTTGCTTTTTCTTCTTTTTTTACCTCCCTTGAGCTTGGCGTTGGTTTCCTCATATCGACTGCTTTTTGACTGTTCCACTTCCTTTATCTGCTCTGCTAAAATTTCCCGCATTTTATTTTGTAAATGGTTTAAAGCTGTTTTAAGCTTTAAACCGTCTTTATTATTAAATGCTTCAATAAATGCGTTATTAATATCTTCCTTTAGCTTATCGATAGTTGCTGCATTACCAACCGCAGCCCTGATAAGTGGCCAAAGTTTTTCCATACTTTTTGGATGACTAAAAATACTATCTAACTGATAACGTGAAAATCCCAATTTATTCTCAATTACACTAGCCATTTATTATATATATATAAAGTATTTAAAAAATATTAATAGTTAATATTATTTTTTCTAAAGTCGCGTTTATCTTACTATTACTATTGCTATTGTAATATTTTTAACGATATGTTCTAGATTTTTTGGCACTGCCTATAATAGAATTTTTATGTTTTCTAGTTGTTCTTTGCTGACCGCCTTGTTGTTGTTGTTCTGGTTTTGGTGTTTTTGCTATTACTTGTTCTGATGCTGATGCTCCCAATGCTGATTCTTCTGATGCTAATGCTCCCGATGCTAATGCTCCCGATGCTAATGCTCCCGATGCTAATGCTCCCGATGCTGCTGCTACTACTACTGCTGTTGATGCTGATGCTTCTTCTGTTGCTGATGCTTCTTCTGGTACTGGTGCTTCTTCTGTTCCTTCTCCTGCTTCTGTTCCTTCTCCTGCTTGTCCTGTTTCTGCTTCTGGTTGTCCTGTTTCTGCTTCTGGTTGTGAATCATGCAATTCAATATTCTCGGGATCAACCATAATTTCATCATTTTTATATGCTAGATAATCTTTTCGTGTTATCTCTTTTGGTAGTCTAACTACTTTTTGAAAATTTCCTCCTTTTAGAATACCATCCAACTTTCCTCTTTTTACTACAGTACCTATAAGTTCTCTACTTGTGAGAACCGTCGCTTTGTTTCTATCTTTACCAAGTGCAAACTTATTGATCGGTTCAGCAACGTCACTAAGTATATTGACTTGGGCACCTGGAGGTATCAACATACCTACCATTTTTTTCCATTCTGTATTGTTTGTTTTAAATTTTTTCACCTTTTCCATTAAATCAGCGTTTTCTGACTTTTCCAAATCTTGCATAACAAGATAAAATAGCTCATATATAACCTTTTTAGAACCACTTATTCCTATAATTTTTAAACATTGTTCTACATACTTAGCATTATCACCTTTATGGTCTATTTGCGTATATTTATTTGGTCCAGTTTTTTTAGTTTCTATCAACTTAACAATCAATTCTTTCAAATTTGAATTAGAGTTATCTTTCCTCTTGTTCGTTATCATTTTATTCATATGTTCTATTAAAGATGTGTCCTTAATCAAGCCATTCACAATAGTAGTCAATACCGGTGTAAAATAGTCTTTATATTTATAAGAGTATTTAAGGTCTACACTGTTTATAAAATCTAAACTCTCTGCGATATAAGCTTTTTCTTCTGTTTCATTTGTGGTCATTTTATCTTATATATATATTATAACATATTAATTTCTAAATCAATAATTCGTCTAATTGTTCCTCAACTATTTGTAAAGCAATAGAATTTGCCCATACTATATAAGACTTAGCTATAACATTTTCATATTTTTTAATAGCATTTGTAATATAAATTGTGTGCCCGCTCAAAATAGCTTTCTCAATTTCACATAAAAATAAATCCAAATCCAAATCCAAATCCAAATCCAAATTTAGTTCTAGATCCATATTCTTTAAATACTTTATTATTAATTATTTATAAACAATTTAAATAACAAAAAGAACAAATTTCAATTTTTTTAGCAAACAATTAAAACAATAAAACAATAAAACAATAAAACATTAAAACAATAAAAAATTGAAATGGCTAGTAATTTGCAAGAGCATATTATATGTTGTATAATATGTTATATAATAAATTAGCTACTCTATGTAAAGTGAGAAATATGCATAGTGCTAAAAAATATGTATATGAAAAAAGTTTAAAGCATACTATTAATCGCATTAAAACCCATAATTGTAATGGGTGTTATTATTGTAATGGGTCTGGATGGATAATATGGAAATCTACTAATTCTAATAATATATTAGATTTAAACAAACAACCTAATATAATATTATATAGTGCTTGCTTTAAATGTCAATGAGTCAATGAGTCTTTAAATATCAATAGCATTATGATTTAGAGAACTAGTAGCACTAGTAGCACTACTATTTTTTAAACTATTAAAATAAGTATTTGTATATTTTATTCTTTTTGAAAAATATGGATTATTTATATACGTTTCATATAAAAATTCTTTAACACTAGAAAATACATCATATTTTTCACATATACTCATATAAAACATATTTGTATCATAAACATATTTGCAATACACTTCCTCATTAAAGCAAGTTTCGTCATAATTTAAGAATAAATATTTATTAAAATGCTTATTAAGCAATATTACAGAAACAAAAAAATCCAATAAATCATTATTTAATTTATACCCATTAATATAGCAAAAATTTATAGATGTTGTTATTATATTATCCGAATACGGATAAGCCATAATATTATGATTTTTATATCTTTTTATAAAATCATCCTTAAAGCTAGTATTACTAATGTCATTGTTTATATTTTTTATATTATCAAATAATAAATTTCCTAATCCGTGTATATTATTAGTATCTAAACAATAACATATATTTTTCAAAGTGTCACTTATTGTATTTTCTACTACATAACCAAAATCATAAATAATAATTTTATAATTAAAATCCGTTTCATCATTACTTTTATTTATTTCTTTATAAATCTTCCAATTTGCTTGGTGTAAATCACAATGGACATATTTACCATTTATAAAAGTATCTTTCATAAATATACTCATAAATGAAATAAGAATTTGTTTTTTATACTCGCTAACATCTATTTTTTCAAATTGTTCGCCTTCAACAAATTCCATTACTAAAAAATTTTTACTTTTCATTAAAGGTTTTGGAATAAGTATAATATTATTATTGCAATAATTATTATAAAAATATTCATTATTTTTATACTCGTTTTCCATATTTATTTGCTTTTTTAAATTACTAAAAAACGCATTTAAATCTAGAATAATATCATATTTATAAAGGCATTTAAAGTTTGTCACCAAGTATGTATATATTTTTACAAAATATACAGGGCATATTAATTGATACTCTATTTCAGGATGAACAACTTTAATAGCAACATTATTAGCATTAGCATTAGCCTTAATCAAACCTTTATATACTTGCGCAACCGACCCAGATTTTATTGAAAAACTAGTATCCAGTTCAAAATAATCATCAAATTCAACACCAAACTCCTTTAAAAACAAGTCTTTAGTATATTTTATTTGATGAACGGGGCAATCCTCATAATAGCGTGAAAACAATTTAGATAAAAAATCATAAT